CGACAAGAGCGGAACAGAAAAGCCGTGATGGAAGCAGTTGCAAGGATTGAAACGGCCAAAGCGGTGGAGGCATCGAGCCAGAGCCATTGGCCAGCCATCCGATTGTCAGCCTTGTGTGCCAAGTAAGGAAAGGAGGAGCTTATGAAGTTCAAACTAGAGATAGCAACGGATAACGAGGCGTTTAGCGATCACCCCCATTTTGAGGTCGCCCGAATCCTTAAAAAGTTATCCGAGAAAGTCGAAAGCGATGGCGTGGATTCTTATATCCTTGCCGACATTAACGGAAACAGCGTGGGGAAGGCGGTGTGGAAGTAACGAAAGGATGAGCAGGGGCGGGGAAGTGACTAACCCGACACCCCAAAGACGGACGGCATCGGTTTAATGGTATGACAAACCAATTCGCCGAAATTAACCAAGAAACGCAACCCAAACCCTTGAACCCAGTTTGCCCAGTTGGCAAATGGAGGGGAACGCCCATCAGCCAGATGCCCGAACCCACCTTGAGATGGTTCGCTAAGAACTGGCAAGCAAACCCCCGCTACTCTGACAGCGTGGCATTTCGTGAAGCCGTGGACGCTTGGCTTATCAGCCACCCCGAAGGCCAGAAGATCACCAAAGAGGGAATGTTTAGGGATGAGCAAGGCCGTGTGTTCCGTGTCCAGCAAGCCCAAGCGGGACATCTTTACGCCCTTATGCTTGAGCCAGCATCGGGTCAGTTCATCTACATCCGTGGCTCAATGGCTGGACTCAGCGAGACCAGCCGTCTCACGCTTGACGAGTGCAAGGCCATCGGCAAGGCCATCGGTCGGTGTGTGGTGTGCGGTGCGAGGCTGACAGACCCAGCCAGCGTAGAGCGTGGCATCGGTCCGATTTGTGCAAACAAAATCTAGGCAGGGAATGGGCAGAGGTTCAACCCCTTTGCCCCTTGCCCTTACCCACGCAAATGGGGAGGGTGGTTCAGCGGGTCAAGGACTTACGCAGGACAGCCCGAAAGGGGAGGGTTTCGGGCGGAGGCAGGGAAACGCAAGAGTAAAAGCAATCACTAGAAGCAGAGGCCACCCCAACCCACCCCCGAAATCCACACGCCAAAGCTCAACGGATAACGTAATATAAATAGTTAGGGTTCCCTGCCCACCCCCAACATATTATTTTACCCAGGCCCCCCCATATAAATTTTAAGCAGCCGGATTATTGTGCCACCCCCCCCTATAATTATTTTGAAAAAAGCCTAAAATCTGATAAATGAGATGGGGATGGAATGCGCTTGCAAGAGATTTAATAAAGAGCTTCGCGGATGTGATCCGCAGTATGAGGCAATACGCGCGTTACGGCCTGAGCTTGGGTTTATGCATATCCCAAGGACTAGCGGAACAGCTTTAGGAAAAGCGCTTGGCCTTGGGCTTTGGGATCCGCTTTTGCATAAAGATTTTCTCGGATGGCATTTGCCGCTTAGTGAGGAGAATCGAACAAAGCGCAAACATTGGTTTACAATCATAAGAAATCCATACCAAAGAGTTGCTTCAGAATTCAAATACGCAAAACATGCCGCAGTTCTGAAAAAGAACAAAACCCAAGTTCGAGCCATGCCCAATAACGTTGCTGAGTTGGTTGATTTTACAATACCGGCTGACAACCATTTTTGTCTTCAGTATTCAATAGCAAATGGCATAAAAACTTGGATTCGACATGAAAACATGCAGGCTGAACTTAATGAATTTATGGATAGCATTGGATATCCAAGAATTGAACTGCCAACCAACGCTCTTTGGGAGAAGGGGGTTAGACTGAAAGAACACATATTGACTGAAGCTGACAAAGAGATCATTTACGAAAAATACAAAACAGACTTTGAAAAATTGGGCTACAACAAATAATTAACCCAAAACACGGGGTCACACCCCAAAACTAAAATCAACGCTAAGGCCTCTGGAAGGCCTTATAAATGATCTGAATTAGCAAATAGGGTGGTGTATCCATTTGGTATATCAAATCATTTTCCAGGGATAACTGTCTTCTACAAATAGAGTTTGATCTTTGTTATCAGGCATTTGCAGAAGCTAGTGTTAGATGGCTATTCTAGCACTCAACACCAACCCTTCTTTCCCCCTTGCATCCCCCTATCATCTGAAACTTAAATATAACTATCTTACTTATGAGTTATGTTATAACAGGACATCTATCTTTAATACTATATGATGAAGTAACACCTATATATATGTTATAACATATATGTTATACTCCTGATCTGTAACTATTATGGAGAGTTATAAGAGAACCAATGTTGATAGTGAAGGCTATCTGAGTACTAACGCTAATTTTGTTAGCTATGATGGATTGGGTTAGTTTTTGCGGACGAAAAACGTTTAAGGGTATGAAAATAACAATACTGCTAACACTAATGCTAACCCTTAATGCAAACGCTGGTGATCGGCCGCCACCTTGGCAGGCAATTGAGCCAATGCGTAAGTATGGCGGAACCCAGCTGGTCAAGGTCAAGGAGCGCGACGCAACCCTAGACGAAGTCCGTGCTTATGGGGATCTGGCTCGGCATGTTCCAGCGCACCTTATCTCCGAGGTGTCTTGCTACATGCCCGACTACCTCAAGGAGTTCTTCATTAACGGCAAAAAGATGCCCGGCGCACCATTCCCATCGGCCTACTGCTGGGATCGATTCCATGCTGACGTTGCCGCCGGCAAGAAAATACCCTTGCACATGCGTTACATTGTTAATTCCCAAAAGGCCCAAGAGGAGTTCTTCAAAAGTAATCCTGGCTCAAGACCTGAAGAAGCTAAGCCCGATGAGGCCAAGCCCGATGAGGAGGCCAAATGATTACCATCAACCCACGCAAAGTAGCCATTTACAGTAGGGTTTCTACTGACGATCAGGATACCGCGCTCCAAACAACGGAGCTACTTGAGTACTCTAAAAAGCGCGGATGGGAACCAATTATGTTTGAGGATCACGGGTTTTCGGGAGCCAAGTTTGACCGACCGGCCTTAAACAAAATGATGGATGGCGTTCGGTCTGGAGCCATTGACCTTGTGCTGACTTGGAAGCTGGATCGGATGGGCAGATCCACTCAGCACTTGGCCGGAATCATTAATGAGCTTTTGGAGGCCGATGTCGGCCTAGTGGTTCCAACCCAAGGTATCGACACGTCGGCTGGCTCGATTAATCCTGCCAGCAAGCTCCAGCTCAACGTGCTTGCGGCCGTGGCTGAATTCGAGCGCGACTTAATCCGTGAACGAACCAAGGCTGGGATGAAAGCCGCCAAGTCTCGCGGGATCCTTATTGGTCGAAGGACTATCGTAACCGAAGAACAGCTTGCACACGCAAAGCTTTTGGTTAGCACAGGCAACGACGTGACTATTCGCCATATCGCCACATGTGTAGGGGTTTCTCGCGGGACCGCTTGGAGGCTTCGTCGCAAGATTGAGGACGGCCTGTTATGAAGCCGATTGTAGGCGTAAGGATTGTATGCAAGACCCCAGTACCCAGAGGGCAGAGAGTGGTTCACCACCATCCGCTTTTGGGATGGCTGCGAATTATGTGGCTCCAGCACCAACACCGGATACCGGTATTCCCAACGTGGAAGTGGAAGGGCAGGAACTAAGCGGCACAGAGCAACCTTCATTGTTGGCTCAGATTAGAAAGCGCACAACTTCGGGACGTGCCATTACTGCCATTCACTAACGCCGCTCAGTTGCCCTCAATTCCGCGAAGCGTAAGCGAAACGCCGGCAGGGGCCGCAGCAATACAACTCCCTTATGCCTCAATAGCTCAAACGCCATTTAGCGTTGGCGCCGCGAGCGACATTTCAGCCAAGGAAGACAAATCCAATAAAGGGATAGCTAATGGCTATGCCCCGCTAGACGCAACAAGCAAGGTGCCATCTGGCAATTTACCAACCATTGACGTTTCTGGTCAGATCTCCACTCACAACTCTGCGACTACTTCGGTTCACGGAATAGCAAACACAGCAAACCTTGTAACCACCTCGATTCTTGCAAGTCACGAAGCGGACACCACATCAGTACACGGAATTGCGAATACAGCTACCCTTGTGGTGACTAGTGATTCGAGGTTGTCCGACCCAAGAAGACCACTTCCATATCCCGTACTTAGCGAAACGCTATTCTCTGGTGTTACGGCAGAAAAGCGGGTGCATACTCGTTCTTACAATAGTGGTGATCAACTTTGGGAAACAAATGTTGCAGTTACTCAGCTACCGCTTGTTTTGGACGCATACCATGATCCTGCGGTGATTTATGAAAATGGTGAAGAGGGATGGTCAATCACCACATCCTCCGCCGTCGTTGCTTTTGGAACTTCAAATACTTCTGGGCTAATCTTTGAGTCCGACGATGAGGGGGCTAAGATAATGAGGCTGGGCGCAATAGTTGTACCGCCACTACCAAACCCAGCCCCACCATCTCCATACACGACACAAGCTACTTTTATTGAGTCCTTCAGTGCAATCATTTTTAAAGCAGGGGGGGCTTGGGATTCTTCTGCTTTTGCGAGCACGTGGAACTCAGTAAGTCCATCACGAAATATATTCAACTCAAGAACTTTCAACGATCAAAGCGAGACGATAAAGGAATGGCAACTTGAAGCTGGCTACGGCCCCTCCTACGACTCCTTCAATGTTGCCATGGCATCCCCTAACATTCTGCTTAGGTGTTCAAAAAGGTACACCTCTTGGACAAACGGCGTTAGCCCATCAGTTGAGGGAAATGGAAATATTATTGTTGAAATTATTTTCTACGGAATACCGAAAAGTCTTTCCTTTGGAACTACAGCTGGAACCTATTGCCAAGGGAATGATTCAAGACTTTCTAATTCAAGGACACCAACGGCACACACGCACGCCATGTCGGATGTTACTAGCCTTCAGGCAACACTAATCGCCTTCGCCATCGCACTAGGATAAATATATGAAACAAATCGCATCAGCTTATACCTACAACAAAACGAGTGGCGTAATCGTTCTTTCGGGATCGACTATCGACAGAGATCAGTTGCTTTTAGTTGTCAACACGACGAGGAATGTCACTTACTACAATTTCGCTGATTCCGCAACAACGCTTCAGTCTTACGTTAATCCTAGTGTATATAAGGGTTTTTATGATGGTGGCGGGATGTATAACATAGGCGACATTGTTCAGACAAACGGCAACCCATACGGGACTGCCGGGGGATTCTTCATAAGGCTCCAAGCTCCGAATGCTGGATATGCCCCTGCGGTGGGCGGTGGAAGCAATAGCCATTGGGCGCCTACAAGTGCGTCGGGAACTACCATCACTCTCAACGCATCGGTTGTATCCTCGGCGAGTAGCCACAATAACGCGGATGCCTTAACAATTTACTACGACGATCAAGCAGGTTCTGGTGTGATCTCTGGCACGGTAGACTCCGTTCTCAAATACCTAGATGACGAAATCGTAGCCCAACCCTTAGCAGACATTACGGGGACTTTACAGGCAAAGGCTATGGGAACAGCCATTATTGATGACGAACCCACAAATAAGCAGATTAAGGTTGATGAGGAGGGCGTGGTACAAGTATATCACCCTTCCGCCCTCATCTTTCATCCCGCCCAAGGCGCAGCTGTAACCAACACAAATTTCACAAGCACTATTCCCTCTACCTCACTTGTCTTTGGAAACGCAGGCAGAAGAGTGTTGACCGTATTTAACGAAGGGCCAGGACTGCTTTATATTTCTGCGATTGGTGATGGGACAACGTGTACAACCACCTCATATCAAGTTCGCCTAGGGGTGGGCGATTACTGGGAGGCTCCCGCAGGACAGCTGCAACTCAACCATGCAGCAGTATTCGGAACGGCAGGGACGGCTAGGGTAAGCCAAGGAATTGCCTTCGGCTTTTAAGGAGAAGGCGATGCCTTTATTCATCCCCAGCGTTTCACTTGCCCCAGTTGATTACATCGAGACATCGACTACTGGCAATACAACCAAGGGCTTAAGCACATTTCGCTTCATGCGGATATTTATGTTTGGCGGAGGCGGAGGAGGCGGTGGTGGGATGGCTAGGGCAAGTACAGCAGTCAGTAAGTACGGAGGCGGAGGAGGCGGAGGAGGGCAATACCTAGATATGCTTTTCCCTTGTGCCGAGTTCGGTTCTGGTAGTGTGTACATTGGTTACACAATAGCTAATGCCGTGGCTGGCGGAGCGGGTGGAGACTATGGGGTAGATGGAACCGCAGGGGGAGATTCAGTTGTGCAGATAGGAACTCTTGCACTGAGGGCAAGAGGAGGCTCTGCTGGAGAGGGAGGAAATGTGTTCAACGGACTTGGAGCGCAAGGGAATAACTCTGGTGGAGGAGGAAATAGCTCTACTGGCCAGACGGCACAGGCAGGCGGAAGTGGATATGCTGGTTCTGGCGGAGGTGCGGGTGGAGTAAATACGGACTCCACCAACGCAAGAAATGGTGGAAGTGGTGGTGCTGGTGCTTGGCCAAATGCAAGTAATGGGCCATCTGGCGGACTTGGAAAGAGCACAGTAAATGGTGGAGCTGGTGGTGCAGGATACAATGGCATCACCTCAACCACACAGCCTTACATCATCGGTGGTGGTGGGGGTTCTGGTGCAGGGGCTACGATAGCAAGCGGACTCAATGGGGGGGTGGGCGGTGCGGGAGGGTCTAATGGTGGCGGGGGCGGCGGCGGAGGAGCGAGTGGACACGCAACCGTGGTTGGTCTTGGTGGTGTGGGTGGCGCGGGTGGCAAAGGTGCAATTAAAATACTTTTTTACCGATGAGCTATAACCGAGAAGGTCAATGCATAAAGGCCCTGCAGTATTTGTGGGACGAGGGATTTTTGCGGTTATGGGAGGAGAACGGCGAAGCAAGGCTTGCTCTTACAACCGAGCTATCTGAGGTGCATAAGGCAATTAAGGTGAAGTTTAGGCGCAAGACCGATCCGGCGGATTGGTGGAAGAAATGATGAAAAAGAGTAAGCCAAAAAAAAAGTCCCGCTCTTTGAAATACGAGAAAACAGCATTGAAGGTAAGTCCCTTGGGCCTTAGTTTTCCGGATAATTTTATGGCAATCATGGGATGGAAGCGAGTATATGAAAAATAAGCCAAAGAGTCTTTCAGAAAAACGGAGAGCCAACAAATTCGGCGAGTGGAAAACATCCACTTACGGATCTGGCAAAGGCACCGAAGTCTACTGGTCATGGCCAAAACCAAAGCTGAAGAAAAAGAATTAACCCTTGAGGCCGTACAGGCCATAGCTCGCAAGGACTTTTTATCTTGGTGGGAGGGATTTACAAAAATCCTGAACAAAGACGCCAAGATGGTCAATCCAGTCGCAAACTACTTGCAATGCCGAGTGGCAGAGATTGTTTCTTTCATGCGCGAAAATCAAAAGCCAATTCGGCTTGTTGTGCTGAAGCCACGGCAAATGGGTAGCTCCACTATAACGTCTGCCGTCATAACGCACTTTGTCAGATCCATGCCAAACGTGTCGGCATGCTTGATCGGGGATGAGCTGGATACTTCGCAAAATCTTTTCAACATGGTTAATCGCTACATCGAAAACGACTCGCTGGATTGGGGTACTACTTACAACCCAAGTCGGGGCGAGTTTAGCCATGGATCGCGAGTAGTGAAAGAAACCGCAAACGATCCTGGAGCCGGCCGGTCTATGACCCTGCAAGCATTGCTATGCTCCGAGGTTGCCCATTACCGCAGAACCGGAGAGCGATCTGGGGAGAAAATCTTGTTGGCCATCCGTAACTGCGTTCCAGCAAAGCCTGATACTATCGTGATCGAGGAATCCACGCCAAACGGAGCTGGCGGTGCGTTTTACAATACATGGCAGAACGCTGTGGAGTTTGAGGATTTCAAGAAAGGCCAGACCGGGAATGGCTACGTTCGGGTGTTTGCAGCTTGGCATGACTTCGAAGAAAATAGCGAACCACACGAAAACGATCTTGAACTGACCTTTCGAGAGGAGGATCTAAAGAGCCGCTTCAAATTAAGCAACGGGCAGATCCTTTGGAGGCGTAGGGTGCTAAAAGAAAAGTGCGCCGGCGACAGCAAGCAGTTTGACCAGGAGTATCCGAACGACCCGATTACATGCTTCTTAACTTCTGGCAGACCAAGGTTCGACCAAGATGGGATGACTCACCTAGACCAGCTGGCAAGAAAAGAACCTCTTTACGGAGTGCTGGATACGCCAAGCAATTTCACTAAGCCGATCTTCCGAAAGACATCCCAGCAGGAAAGCTGGCTCTATGTTTGGGAACAACCCCAGAACATGGCCAGATACTTGATTGCGGTGGACGCGATGACTGGAAGCTCGCAAGTCAGCGGAGCGGATCCCGACGCGCATGCCGTATTTGTGCTGAAGGCTGGGTATCACGACGCAAGCAACAAGTGGATTCGCCACTCGGTGGTGGCGAGGATCCGGCCGCCATGCCGAGTCGATATCGATGTCTTGGCTGACTTGACCGAGAGGATGGCCTTGTACTACGGCGGATGCTTAATTGTGCCAGAGGTCAACGGCCCCGGACTTGCGCTGATTGAGTTGCTAAAGATGGCGAGCCTAAACATATATCAAAGAGAAATATTTAATCTTAGAGAATCAAAGCGATCAAAGGCTCTCGGCTGGCAAACTACCGACAAGACGCGAAGGATGGTGGTGGAAAACCTTGCGTCCCACATTAGGGATTACAACGAAAGGGAATTCGGAATCGACATCTACTGCAAGCACGCAGTTGGCGAACTTAGGAGTTTTGTAATTGCAGAAAATGGCAGGCCGGAAGCTGCAACTGGAAAGCATGACGATGACGTGTTAGCGGTAGCGATTGGATTGGCGACGATTGAGGGTGCAACGCCGTACACCGAGCCAAAGGCCATCAGGACTCTTCCTCCCGATTTGCAGAAGCTGGTTGATTCGCAATCAAAGAGCCACTTGGTCACGACGTTTAGTTAAGCGGCACACAGCCACAGAAGTAGTTGTCCGGCACCTGCACAGGGCAAGATTAGTGGGATGGACAAATCTCAAAAATACGCGGGGCCTGCGCCTACGTCTGGCGTGGCGAGCTACGACATGAAGCCTTTGAAAAATGAATTTATGGCAAGCTCTGGTCCGACCAAAGATCGTCTCGCCCAAAGGGAGGAAAAGAAGTCCACGCAAAGCACGATGAGCAAGGGTTATAAACCCAAGCTAAAGGCGACCGACGCCCAGATGCGCGACTACGAAAGAAATAAACCAGTCAATACCCCAGCGGGTCGGGCAAGATACGCCGACAAAGCTCCTAAAATTAACCTTCGCAAGGCGTACCAAGACTAAATGGCTATTACGCGCACCGCTGAGCCAGAGGCAATGCGAAGGATCGGCGGTGGCCGCGGATCCCGAGGCGGAGACGATTTTGCAGGCTTAGGTGGTTCGTTTGCTGGACCCGGATCTGAGTTTACTGGCGCATATTTGCAAAATCGGCTTTCTGGAATGAATAGGGCAACGGTAAGTAACGCCGTTAACCAAAAGAGGGTTATGGCATCCCCAGAGTTTGCGTTGGCCAAGACCCTTGGAATCAGCACGGTGTATAATAGTGGTGGAAACCAAGTGGACGTACAGGGAGCCAGACAGACGATTAATAATCCGTATTCAACAAGAATGGAACGTGATTACGCGCAGGGGAGGATGGATAGTTACAACCAAAAGGCGGCCAACGCCCCAAGAAACCCTGTGATGGCTGCCGCTGGACTCGCGGCTCCGGGTGATGCAATTCAAGCCGACGACGGTTACGCAGGGCCAACTGGTTCTCAAGGCGCATTCGATAAAATTCAAGAAAAATTCGGAACGCCACAGCAAAAGATTCCGCAAATTCCGACTACCCCAGGCGCAACTGGAGGCGGCGCACCGCAACCGACTCTTCCCGCGTCCGCAGGCGACCAAGCCGCTGTCCCGATAAGTCCGAAGGCGGCTAGGGACGCAACCAGAGCGCCAATCGGCGCGGAACTGCCAGCAACCAGCGGGGAACCAGAAAGCCGAAGGACTCCAACAAAGGAAACCACTAAAGGGCCAAGGCTAGATACTTATCGGGGGCCGACACCGACGGGGAATGCTGGGACGTTCAAGGGTGGGCAGGAGGCGAGGGCTTCAGCGGACGAGAGCAGAGCGAATTTCTCGACTCCAGGATCGCAGATGCAGAGAGCTAATGCTTACCGCAAGGAACAAGGGATGGATGAGGTGGATTTTGCGGGGCAAGAGCCAAAGTATGATCAAGCTGGAATTAACGACGCAAACTCAAGGCGGGATGTTGCCCTTAAAGAAATGTCTGGCACTCGAGATGCCGAGGAAAAATTTGAGATTGCGAAAAAAATAAACAAAGCGCAGGACGACAGGGAGGCAATTAAGAAGGGTTTTAACGACGCGAGTGAGTCAGTTGGTTTTGAGCAAGCTAAAAACAAGAATGTGTACGGCAACGCTTACGGCCCAGACGGCGGAGAGTCCCGAAGAATGAGTGAAAGACCACCAGAACTTGCTCCCTTGGGAGGGTTCGACGAAAAAGTTGTTTCGGGAGCACGGGGCGGAACCAATGAGGCCCCGAGGGGCAGCGGCCAAGACAGGGAGCAGACTCAACAAGGCAGGCAACGCCCAGCAGAAACGGAAACAGTTGCTGTCGGCCCCATGACAAACAAGCCAGCAAGCTCGCAGGCGGAGTACGACCAGAGAACAAAAGCTTTTGACGACGCAGGCGTAAAACAAAAGCAGGATAACGCCGACACGGCAGAGCGGAAAAAAAAGGCCGGTGAACAGAAGAATTTAGAGCAGTTAAACAAGAAGTATGCTGGTCCGGGGCCGTTCCCCAAGAGGGCTGGAGCATGAACTGGGGATTAGGATCCGCATCCCAAGCGGCCCTGGCGTAAGCCAGCGGTAATTTCGAATGTCCTTACCCGATTTTGGTGGAACTGGAGTTGACGGCAAGCCAGAGGATAGCTTTGGTGGGCCAGAACCAGAGTATGTGCCGAGGACGAGGAGTGAGGCTCGGAGTCTTGAGCAGGAGCAAACAGGGAAGATCAAGGAAGCCACAAGGGCGTATAACTACGGATCAGAGCAAGCTCTTGAAGAGGCTGGTATAAAATACAAGACGGACGAGCAAGGATTTGTTCAACCCCGCTATGAACCGAATAATGAGTTTGGAAGGTCTGTTGAGTTTGGGACTTCGGAGTTCAAGGATCCGATTACCGAAGAAACGAGGCAGATTGATAAAACCGGAAAAGTTAAGCCCAAGAAACGGCAGAACGTAACGTATAAGTCTGGCGACGCAAACAACCCTAATTTTCCCAATCCGTCTAGGATATACAGAGTATATACACGCGAGCAGGACGCTGGAGTTGAGGATCCCAATCAGCCTTTTGCAGCAACTAAGGCAGAAGATATTGGAAGTGCTTTCGACTTGCAGGGGGTTTCAGATCAAGGCATTTCATCGCTGGCCAAGGAAGCCGTAAGGAAAAATAGGCAATACGAGCTTAGTTCGGCCAAGTCGGTGCTGGACGCAAGAGGCCAGCAGCTGGATGTCGAGTCGGAGACGTTCAAATCCCAGATCGATACCCTTAACCAAACGCCAATCCCAGATTGGCAGCCCGACGGAGACAAAATGGATCCAGCCATCGCGGCGGAGGTTGGCGGTAAGGCTGACGCAAAAACTAGGCAAAATGTGGCCGCAAGAATTGGAATGTCCAGAGACCAGAAGATTGGCGAGGTCAGTTCGCAGTTGGCCGAAAAGAATAAGGAAAGAATCCGCAATCGTGCGCTCCAGGTCGAGCTTCAGTCGCAAATGTCCTTTGATGAGGGTGAGTCCATATATGACAACCGCGTTCAACAGCTTCTAAAGAATGGAGCAAAACAAGAGGATATTGATAAGGATCCGCTTATCGGAGCAATCCGAGAGGGGCTTACAAACATTCAGAAGCCTGTCCTGCCCTTGTCAGAGGTTTTCAAGGATCCAACGCTTGCCCCGCAGGCAATTTATGAAACAAGGGCATCCCAGCGTGAAAAGGCAAGAATTGAGGCCGAGGGAAGGCTTGCCAAGGAAAAGGCCACAGAATTTCTAAAGCCATTTATTGAGCAGGCGGCCGACACGTCCATCAGTTACACGACATTGGCTGGGCGCAGAAATAGGCTTTCTTCTGTTTACAACAAACTTCTAGAGGACGCCGATTCATCCGACACAAACCAGAAGGGATCTGGACTAAATCTGCGCGCGCAGGCGGCTGGTTACGCGGAAGCCATCGGAGTTCTTGACGACCAGCTTGGTAGAATTGGCAAGCAAGCCTTGATAGCCCAGGATGGGGCAAAGATTCAGGGTGAGTTTGCAAAAGAGAAGGAGCAGCGGGTTCAACAGGAGTTGAAGACCAGACTTACGAAGCTCGAGCAAGAAACTGCGCTCAAGGTTGAGAAGTTTAAGCAACGCAAAGAGCTGGAAGATGGAGCCTTCATGGGCCCGCCGGCTCCTGAGGACATTCCTCCATCCACGCCAACACAAGGTTCTCCGACCCAACCCACGACACCCTCCCAACCAGAAAGTCCGACAAGCTGGTTCCAAGGCGGTCTTAATAACCTCTTTAGCAAAGACACGATGCGACAAGCAACTCGAGGATACTTTGAGCTTAATCAGAAGTTTGCCTCTGGAACTTACCTTGCCGCCGCAAACTCGTTAAGAATCCGCGGCCAAGAAATGCCGACAATGGGATCTGAGTTTGTTGGCGCAATGACCACATCCCCGTCTATGCCTGCCAAAATTATGGCGGTTCTGGGTATGGTCGACAGGCAGTTTGGAGGGAAACTTCACAATAAGGCCGCAAATTACTTTGAAGAATCTGCGACCGCAGCCAAGGAGAACGAGACAGCCATACGCAACGAGAAGTTCCTTGGAGCCGAGCCGGTAAGTCCAGAGTGGCGGGAAAGCGATGTCGGCCAAGTGGTCAAGTCGCTTACCGAGCTTCCGTTTTACATCGGCACAACAATGATCAATCCGGCTGTCGGGTTTATTGCTACATTTGGCACGTCCTACGACGAGGCCATCCAAAACCAGCTGAATTCGGGAGTAAGAAATCCAGATCATGTCACGGCCTTGGCTGAAGCAATCCCAGTAGCAGCAGCCGAAAGCCTTGGAAATATGGTCCAACTTGGACTAGCTAAATCTCTTGGCAGGAAGTTCATTCAAAACCTCGAAAGTATGACAGCTAGAAGCCTTCGTGGCCTTTTCGCAAGTGCGGCCATGAAAATCGGGGGAGGCTCTGCATTCGAAGGGATGGAGGAAGGCGTTCAAACGTGGTGGTCAAATATGATTGCCAAGCATATCGGTAAATTTGATCCAAACAGACCGCTAGATAAAGACGTTTGGAAAAGTATCTACGTTGCGATGTGGGCCGGTGGAGCTGGAGTTACCGTAATGGGAGGCGGAACTGTTGTTCTGACAGGCGCACAGAACGCACTCAATGAGCGTGGGCTTCGGAAACAGGTCGACGAAATGAGGACAGCTACCGAGGACATTCCTCTAAACGGATGGGAGGACTGGGGAAATAAACTTCCAGAGCAAGTGCTGGATCCTGGACTGGCTGAAAGTTTTGGCGAAATCGGTGCTGATCTTGATGAGCAACAAGGGCAATTCCTTGTTGGATTGGCTGACAGCATTAAGGGCGCGCCATTCAGAAGATTGCTGGAACTTGGCAAATCAATCGACGAAAGCATTAATCAACCGCCCGCTCTTCAAAGCCGAGCGGCCGGGATCCTGACCGGAGCCAAAAACGAACAATTGAAGGGTGAGGCAGACTTATATGCCGAAAGGGCTAACCTTGCCGCGATTATGCAGGGAGAGGCACAACTTCGCTTGCGTGTCGCAAGGGAGATTGGAACGCTTCCGACTGACCCTGTTGACGGCGGTCTGGATCAACAGGCGACTGGTCTTATCGCTGCCAAGGTTTTGTTTGGATCTAGCGGAGTTACCCAAGAGGAGCTGAAGGCAAAATACCGAGGGATGCCAATCATCCAAACCGACTCTAATGGTATTCAAGTGCCATCAGAGTTTGTGAAGCAGGACATATTTTCACAAGCGCCAACCATGTCCGAACAGCTGAAAGGATTTTTAAGTCGGGTAGATCAAGCTATGGCAAAAGCGGAAGTTTCTGGCGGTGCGAGCGCAGAACCCCCAGAGCCACCGAAGCCAGAGCAGAAGCCAACCGGGAAGCCGAGACAAGTTGATCAAGCGAACCTGAAGACCCCGCGCCAGATCGCGGAGGCCAGCGCAAAGACAGGATCCCCCGCTCTGATGGCAAGGCTGGAAGGCACGACCCCGGACGAGAGATGGGCATCGGTTGAGTCGAAGATGAAAAATCTCGTAACAGCCATCGGCTCAAAGGGGCTGGATGTGAAATTTCTCTCTGATGACAGGCAAGAAGCATCTTCTGCCGGATTTGATGTGGACAACAAAACACTCCGTATCAACCTCAACCGAAAGGCTTTCATGGATATGGAGGGTACTGATCCAGAGGCAAACAACCGGTATGTAAGGGAAGAGATAGCTCACCTTGGAGACATTGCAGAGGGGGCATTGGACGCAAAAAGACAGGGCAAGGACAACTACCGCGAGCATTGGGAACAGCAACGCGCGACCATGCTTTCAAGAATCTTTAATGTCGCAAAGCAAGACAAGGCAGTAGAGGAATCGGTGGTAGCGGCTGCAAATCTTTATCTTGAAAACGTCTTTAGCAAGCCGATGACGGATGACGGCGGGAACAAGTTCTCGTCTACGAGCGCACCGATGTCCGCCACGATGGATGCGCTTGTCCGTGGCGAAGTGATGCCTCAGTTCAAAACAATTTCAGATGTTCAGCGGTACATGGTTCGGAATGGGGTGGGCGGGGAGAAGGGTGTTCGTGCGATGCCCCTCTTTATGGCTGAGATGCTTCGGATGCTTAAGACGTATGGACAGCCCCAAACGGAATCTAGAAACTACCTCCGCACGGCCGCGAAAACAACGGGAGGTTCGCGAGCCATTATCAAGATCATTTCCGATTACCTTCGAAAAGTATACAAAGCGCTGTTTTCCATTAAGGATAGCCTGGTCAAAGCCGACCCTCAGCTGGCTGAAGATTTGAGCAACCTCTTGTCTGAAATAGACGATGTTCTCTCTGATTCACCTAGCCAGCCAAGAGTGGAAATAAATCCACGTAGCCCCAATGAGCCACAAGCTCCAGAGGCCAAGCCCCGCGCCCCACCCGAAACAGGTGAAAATGTCCCGCAACCGCCAGTTGAACCGCCGGTTATCGCCCCTCAAGGAGGAGGTCAAGCAGTTGGAACTATTGCACCGCCAGCGACAAGAATAGTCCCTCGAGGCCGGATGGTATCAGTTACCTATGACAAGCTTGGGTCTGGGGGAGTGGAATCAGTCACGGAACAAGTCCAGCTGACAAAGGAGCAAGAACTAGAGTGGGAAAAGGGCGAGGCGAATTACCGGCAGTCAGCGGAGATGGCTAAAAGGACAAAAGATCCGGCCATGCGCTCGAGCCGGATGCAAGGCGCTGGGTATGAGTGGGCGAAAAGAAAGAGGGAGATAACTGGCCGACTCCATTACAGGGAGCAGATGGAGAAAGAAGCCCGAGAGAAAAAAAATTACATCGGCAAGAAGGTTGGGATTCAGGCTGAGGAGGGGATTCTCTCGGCAACTATTATTGGGAATCCGTTCGGGCGGGTTAAGGTTCGGCTTGAGGACGGGCAAGAGCTTACGGTTCTGCCAGATCAGCTGACGAGCGCGCCCGAGATCGAGCAAGACGAACCCACGACAATTCCATCTGGTCAAGTTGTCGATTTCCCAGTCAATAAGATCGTTGTTAACGACAAGATCCAGCAATTCAAAAAGAAGGCCAAGAAGGATTCGGGAGTCGTAAAAGCTCTAACTGGAGAATACCAAGCAACTCCGAAGAACCCGATTGTTATCTGGGAGCGAAACGACGGAGTGTTCGAGGTTATTACGGGCCGTCATCGGCTGGATCTGGCCAAGCGAAACAACATGGCAACAGTTCCAGCCCAAATCGTCAAAGAATCAGAGGGATGGACACAAGAAAAAGCTGAAACTTTCGATGCCGAAGCGAACATCCGCGACGGCCAAGGCGACCTCGAGGACTTTGCCTACTATTTTAGAAAGTCTGGAATCAGCCAGCAGGACGCCGAAGTAAAGGGTCTGTTGCGAGATGACGGCAAGGGGAAAGCTGGATTCTTAATCGCCAACGAGGCGACTGAAGATGTTTATGCAGGGCTAATGGCCGGCAAGGTGGACGCAGGGATGGCGGTTATTATCGCCTCTGGTGCTCCGAAATCTGTTGGAGCCGTCAATGAATCGATCCAGAGGGCGGCCTTGAACTATGTTACTTCAGAAAGAGTAACCCAGCAGGACGTTCGCAACTTCATCTCAGGGATGATCGCAACGTTCGCCGATAAGGGGCCATCCGAGTCGCAATCAGACCTGTTTGGTAGCGATGACTCCGCCTTGGAGCTGATGAAGCAACGAGCAAAGAAGGCCTCAAAGATCCAAAGGGATGTGCGTCAAAAGCTGAACGCAATGTTGAATTTCAAAAAGCTGAGCCGAGAGGGGCAGGCTCAAGCCTTAGAGGATGTAGGTGTAACCATAGCTGTGGGAGAAGACTCCGTGGCGAAGGTAAACCAAAAAATAACGGATCTGCAGGCCGAACTCGCCTCTTGGGAGAGATGGGCTACGGATCCAGAGAAGGTGGGCCAGATCGACCAAATGCCTAACATCAAGGCACAAAGGATTAACATCCAGGCTCAGCGTATTGACGACACCCAAGAAGGAGGCGTAGACTCTAATAGTGAAGAACGAACTCAATCCGGAACAAGTGAAGGAATACAGCCGACTGGCAGCGGAGGAGGCATATCCCCGACTGGTGAAGTGGCAACGGGACAACCCGGAGAACTTCAGAATGTGGAAGACGGACGCGGACGCCCTTTATCAGGATCCGTGGATCAACGACTTGACGGAGGATCCGGAGAGAACCAAGGATTGGCTGACAACGCTGTTCCGGCAAGCGTGCGGATCAGTAGAGGGCCACAACCAAATCTTGGCGCTCTTCAGTCGCTCCAAAGGAGAGAACCGAGAGTCGAAGTTGGGCGAACTGCTAATGTCGATGACGCTGAACGAGTTTTAGGCGAGGGTCTAGAAACCCAAGTTCCTTGGGTTCCGGTTATTCAGGGTAGCGGGGTTAGCCTAAAGACATTTGCTCCCGCTGGCATTGCGGACGAGATGCGCAGAAACTTGGAGAGAATCGACAGGGAGCGCGGTGGATTAGAGCAGTACGTAGCTAATGCGCTTGGCCTTGCAGACACTTCCGAGCTTTACCGAGTCATAAATCCAAAGGCTGGATCTAGGCTCAACAAGGAGCAAGTTGAGACAATCGCGGCCGCGCTTGACCGCATGGATGCAGGTAAGTCCTGTATTATTGGACATGAGATGGGCATAGGCAAGGGGCGCCCGTGCGCAGCTATCCTTTACGTGGCCTATTTGCGCGGCCAAATCCCGATCTTCTTTACGGCTAACTCGAGAACCTTGTATCCGACTCTAATGGATGACTTTAAGGATCTTGGATTCAAGATGGATCCATTTATTACCGACCAAGACTTTGAATCAGTAATGGGTGATGGAAGTGTTTTAACAAACAAGGGTAAAAATCCGAAGGCATTGTTCGATTCGATTGCAGCAAGCAAGAAATTGCCGACTGGCAAGACGATGATAATGACCACATGGGAGCAGGCGCGGCTCAAGGATGTGAACGCTGTTCTTAACGCCTTGGCTCCAAATGCGGTCTTCGTAATCGACGAGGCTCACAAAGGAACTGGCGATTCGCTCTCATCGGAAGTTGCTCGAGGCATTCTGAAGAAAGCAAAAGGAGTGACGTTCTCCAGCGGAACAGCCATTAAGAATCTTGAGGCGATGCGCCTCTATTTCCCATTCACTTCCGTCAATCGGGCCATTCCTTCCGTTCGCCGGCTAAACCAGCTTCTCAAGAAGTTTGCCAATCCTTTGCTCGAGCTGATGAATCGAGGCCTTGTCTCTGCGGGTGAGTATATTCGCTACCAGAGAGGCCTGACCCATAATGGCGAGCCGGTACCATTTACCGCATTGGCTCTACGTACTGGACCACAGGTTGTGGAGGTGAACGAGACGGCAAACGAAATCGCTGGCGAGTTAAAACAGATCCAAGCAGGGCCGTTTATGAAGCAGTTGCGCGGGGTGCTCATGCCTCTGGTGAAAACTAAGGCAGCCGCAATGATCGAGGACAAGCCCGAGCTGGCTGCAACGCTGACAATAAAAGTAGAGCCGTACCCCATGAAGTCGCAGTTCCACAATATCGCAAACATCATGGTGCTGGCCTCGAAAATCCCCGAGATTTCAAAGCAGATTAAAGCCCTGGTCGATCAAGGCAATAAGGTGTTTGTAGCCTCTGACGCAACTGGGGAAGCCGCAGTACAAGAGTTGCTTGATGATATTTCGCTAGAAACCGACCCAAAGAATGCTTCGTTTGCGGATGCCCTTTCCCGATATACCGACAAGCTAAAGTACATAACTATCACGGCAAAGGTCGGCCCCAAGGGTAGGCAACAGACCTTATTCCGCCAAAAGCTCGATCTGAATAGAGCGCAGGAAGAGTACCCAGAGGCAGTAGAGAGAGCGCAACAAGTACTACAGCAGATTGCTGATGCCAAGAGCATGATTGAGTCCTCAAGGAATATTCTTGGGAGACTAGGCATCTCGCCGATGGATTCACTCCGACAACAGCTGGAGTCAGTACAGATCCCAAGCGTCGAGATCTCCGGCCGGTCGGCCACAGTGATGCCTGATGGAACCCGCGAAAAGCGGACGGAGCTAGACCAAGACCGAATGGCCTCGCTTTCGATGTTTAACAACTTGGACGATATGAATGTAATTTCAGTTTCACGCTCTGGCTCAACTGGGATTAACGCCCATAATTCCCCTAAATTTAACTCTCAAAAGGATCGCGTATTCTTTCTTTTGCAGCCGTCTCCGAACGTAGTGGACACAGTTCAGGTTGCCGCCCGCGTGAATCGAACCGGACAGCTGACGGCGCCTCACCTTTACATGGCCTATGCCGAGGAGTTGCCTGCAGAAAAGCGGATGATGGCTCTAACAGCCAAGAAGATGTCGAAGCTCGGAGCGTCAAGCACCGGCGGACAAAAGCTCGATATGTCGGAAACCTTTGGGGAGGACATGCACAACGCTTACGGAGATCTGGCAATGGCCAATGTTCTGGCAAGGGACGAAACATTCAGACAAGAGTTTCAGTCTAGGCATAACGAATACTTCCCAGGATCCAATGAAGAGGAGGTTCGGGCAAACCTAATGAAGGGAGCTGGCAACGGAGATGTGTTCAGAAGGTTTGAGCACATGCTTATCATTATGCCTTTGGACATTTACTCCCAAATTTCGGAGCAAATACGCGACGAATATAATGAGATCGTTGAGACGGAAAAGATGGCTGGACGATACAACCTCACGTCCGAAAAGATGGACTACAAGGCGGTGCTGGTGGATGACATGCCGGGAATGGCCCCATACAGCCCCCGCAGGGAAGGCGAACCAGATATCGGGACCGCCCAGCCCACGCAACTTCGCAGATATCGATTTACCAACCCAACGCCACCGCCGGCATCCGAACAGCTGATTAAGGACATCGACAAGGTGAAGGCCGATACGGCTCAACTTGTGCAGAAATACAACGAATCAGCGGAGAAATACCTGAGCGACAGGGTCAATTTGATTACAAGCCGATCCCGCCTTGATCCAAATGCAAGGAATCTGCTTATTCAGGCCATCACAAGAAAGATGGCGGTAGCCCAAGCGGCCGTGGCGGCTGCGGCTGAAAAGGTGGGCGGAGGCTACTGGTATCACATTAACGACACTCAAGTTCCAGTTTTTGTGACTGGCTTACGGCTGAACATTAAGTATCCGCATGTTGTCGCTTCTCAGCGTATGCTTATCCAAAGCGCGGGGTTCAACCATCTCATGCCGGTTCCAATTTCCGCCAACCCTCTTTCTCGGTTGGCATCGGCCCAAGCCGCTTTCAATAATAACCCGCTCGAGCAGAACGAGCTTGGCATCGAGATGCCCCTTCTGGACATCACTCCGACTGGCCAAGACTCCGAGGCGGCTTTCTATCGCTCATTCCAGCAGACGGAAACGTATGCAGCTGCAAAAGCTTGGGAGAACCATCCTTTCGCACTCCGAGAAAAATACATGAGCTTCGCTATGGATAGAGCCGGGTATAGGCCTGGATTCTTCAGAGTTAACCGCAAATTCTCAGACGGAAAGACGGTGAATAGTCTTTATTACGACGGGAACACGATTATCGAGATGTCTCCTGTGCGTACCCGCGAGATTCTTTCCTTTGTGTCTGAAAAGACTGAGAACGCCCAGACCGAAAAAGAGGTAGTTGACGCATTTGCTGAGGCGTTGGATGTAACGCAGGACATCGACACAATAACCGATGAGGGCGCGGTAGCTACGGATCAAGGGCAAAAGCAATTTGTAGGCAAGATGAACAACCGCCGGCGCAACCAAGTTGTATCTGGTGCGTATGACCGCGAGCGCCAGAAGGCGATGCAACAAGACCACTTCGTTATTGCTGGCAATCCCTTGGTGGCTGCAGATATGGCGACTAGGTTGTTTGGCCAGCAGTTAAATCACCGCATCATGCGATTCACTAATCAGGACGGAAGTGAGACAACTGGCATTGTTGTTCCCGCCCAAGCCGAGTTCAGTCAGCTCAGGAAGCTTTCAGACGTAATGAATACCAAAGAGACAATTCAGCGTTCTGATGCCGAGAGGGTGCTGGACTTCCTGAATAGCACCATCACAAGACACCATAACGCAACGGAGGTCGTGTTTACGGACGGAGCCACAATTTCATACGCAACCACAGAGGCAACGGCCATTGAGACACCCCATTCACTCAAATCGATAATCCCAAATCGAGTGTGGGAAATGGCGCAAGATCAGCTGGCCGACTTATCTGTTGTGGAGGAGGGAGGAGTCCCTGATGAGGTCAGAGCGGAGCTTGAGAAGTTAGTTCCTGGAGCAAAGGTATCGGCAGAGGGGCCATACATTGTTGTTGCAATGGGTGGTTTTGATGCCGGAAAATACATCGCTAAGAGGATGGCGAGGGCTTCCGACAGGATCGCTACTGGCGCAACGCCTATTGAAGGTTACGCCTATTCCGGCCCCCGCTCAGTTCAAATTCACGCCCAGCGGATTGGGGATGAAATCACCCCAGAGATATGGAACTACTACCGGATCGCCACCCAACAGACTACTGACTCAGATGGGGGCGTGGGGCCGTCGCCAGCAGTTCGAATGGTTCTACGAATGTTCCCGAATATGGATGCCTCGTATGTGGAGGATTCAGCTGTTTCTGGTGTTCTGAAAGCCATTAAAGCTCTTGCCGTAATGCGGACGCAGGATCCGGGCAAGTTTGCCGAAATGGAGGGATCCATGACTCCTGAAGGCGGAATACCCAAGAAGATTTTCTCCTACATGGTCGAAGCCGCCAAAAACAGCGTGCTTACGTCCTACCAAAAGTTTGGGCAGTACGAGGTTGACCCACCCGAGCAACAAGGGATGCAGATGCTTGAGGATGAGGAAACCGTGGCCGAGGTTCTGGCGGGTAGGGCAACCGCATTTAGCGATGATGAGGGGCCGGACATCGTTACTCCCAAGGAGATAGAAGAGACTGAGTTTACCAAGGCCCTGCGTAGCGACATGGAAGCCGCATTCCAGATTATTGATCCACGCTTGGCCCAAGTGTTTGTCGCTCACAACCGAGGAATGACATTCGAGGCAATTGCAGATGAATTTGCGTTGCCACCGATTATCGGGAAGGACGGGAAGCAACGCCCAAACAAGCAGATGGCCCAGCGTATGTACGATGATGCGCTCCGAGCCTTACAAGACTTTGCTGGTGACAATAGCTTGTTCGCAACCAACTCGAGGCCACAAAAGCCTGTGAGTAGGGCATTGCGGCTCGCCATGGAAGCAGGGCTAATTCGACCCATGTCGATCAACGCACAGCGGATCTACACAACCGATTCTGAGGAAGACGGTGAAACAGCGAACCTTGTTCGGCAGTTCCGTAGCACCCAGCTTGGGCAGGCCATTGCGGCGCTTCGTTCTGGACCGCAACCAGCCGGCAACCTCATCCGTGGGATTGCGGAGCCAGCAAACGAAAACAATAAGGCGATCCAAGCCTACTACCGGCTTCTTAGCCAAGCCTTGGTCAAGGGTATTGAGGCCAACCCATCGTCATTCCTTGGCAGGGCATCAAATACCGACGTAGTAATCGATGAATCGATCCCAACGTCTCACTTCTCGTCGAGCAAAATGGATCCGTTTACGATGGGAATTATCCGGCTTCACCCTGGTCAATTGAGTCCGAGGGTAATTCTGCATGAATTTGTTCATGCCTTTACCGCTCAACTCATTGGAACCGAAATCATTAAGAATTTCCAACCTCGCCGTGGAGAGATGACTGGATCGAAGTATCGCGAGGCATTAACCACTTACGCCAACAAGCAACCCATCGATACAGACAACCCAACAGGGGCGATCCCCGCGATGCAGAGCCTTGTGAAGGCATATCTTGGGGCATTGAAGTACGCCAAAGACGATGCCGGTCAACCGATTGAGAACGCAATCTTTGGTTCTGGCCTAACTGCCAGCTTCTCAATCACGTTGCCTATGCACCGAGCGAGCTATGCCGGCGGATTGCATATGTCGGCGCACATTGATGCGTCCAATTCAAAGGCTATCTATGACCACTTTACCGAACTTGGGCTTGAGGGTAAGGCTGGAGTGCCGAATGACACTCTTGATGCCTATGTAAATAAGAATGGTTCGACCAATGACTTCTTTATCTCCAGTCCGGCCGGATCGCTTGCTGGCCTAGAGGTTGAGGCTGACGGAAAGCTCATACTTACCCCTTCTGGGCTAGAAAAGCTAAGGACTCAGAATGTAGCCCCTTCGGCATATTCAACTTACACCATACGCTCCTCGAAGCCTGTGTTTAAGCAGAGGATTCTGGGCGTGGTTGGCGATCCCACGAAAAGGGCGATGTCGATTCTCTATGGATTCAAGAACATTGACGAGTTTTCCGCTGAAACGATGAGCAACCCTTCATTTGTGGGTATGATTGCTGGTCTGGATGTGCCGAAAGGGCTAACCAAGACCCCGCATGACTATCTGATTGAATGGTTTGATCAGCTGGAGTCAGATCTGCTGAACCTAAAGGGTGGAATGAAGGGAGCCGTGAGGAACATGGCTGCCGGAACCCTAGTAGGGTCGACGGCTGGATCCTTGATGGACATCGGATCGATCAAGATTACCGATTATCAGACTATTCTTGGGAATCGAGAGTCAGCCACAAGGTCAGAATCTCCCACACAACAAGGACAGCTTTTTGCCCAAAGGATCGGCGGAGATAGGCTTGAGGAGAAGATTACAAACACAATTCAGGCGATGCCAAGGGGCGGCCTAATTACTACTACTAAAGGGGCATTCTCGATACGGCCGAGGGTTGGGTCGGATGGTTGGGTAACGAGGGGAATCGACAATCCAAGAAGGGTTATCACTAAGACCATCTCGGCCGCCGTTGCTGGGTTGCCCGGGATCCGCGGTATGGTGCAAGTGGTTAAGTCCTACACCCGCGATGACGTAGCCCCTTCGGATCTAGGCGGTGAAAAGAACCCATTAGCCTTGGAATACAAGAAGTTAACCGATATTCCGACCCCCACCGATGAACAGCGCAAGCGGATCTCAGAAATCGAGAGGTTTGCCACCAAGTACAAGATGCCAGGAGTCGGCGTTCAGCAAGCCTTGTTCGACACGGGCAAATACGCTGGGTCGCCCAATCGGCCAACGGGATCTACTCCATCCGTTATCGAGACTCCGCCAGCTAGGTTTATCGCACCCCAAATGGAGCTTGCCCTTAATGCCCAACGGATTGAGCCAAGCGGATCCCAAAAAATCCTTTCTGAAATTAACCAGCTTCGCGCGATGCGTGACTCTGGCCAGTCCTACAACGAGAAGCGGTTGCGCCAACTAGAGTTTACTGCCAGCCAAACCAAGCTGGCCGGGTATCAGCCGGAAGGCCAGCTGATGGCCACAGAGACAAGCCTCAATCCAACAGTTCAGCCCTTTGCGTTAGAGCAAGAAACAAGGCCGGCAATGGTGCAACAGAATTTGTTTGCTCAAAGGATTGATTACGACGACAACGGAAACCCTGTGGTTACGCCAAAGCCACTTACCCCAGAAGAGTTAATGTCTATCCGAGCCGACCTCTTGGGTGACTTGGGTAAAGATGCCCCAGAAGTGATGGCGATGTATCGCAAGTTACGTATCCAGCCATCTGGGGTTAAGACGCTGGGTGGAGTCTACCAAACAGGCGAAAACGGCGGGCCGGCGAGAAGCTTGGCAAACCCTGGACAAACAGCCGAACAGCGGGACTTGATTAACGCGATGGATGCGATGCGTTTCCAGCGTGGGCTTGGGATTAAGCAGGATTCGGCAGTTGAGGACGCCGCCACTCAAATTCTTTCTACGCCGGAAGGTCGGCTTGGAGTCCAAGAGGCCGTTCTATCAGGTCAGTCTCTAAACACGGAAACAACATTAGCGGCCATGAAAATGGTCGGAGAGATGGTGCAAGAGGCAATTACCAGCGAAAACGCTGAGGACTTAGGTAAGGCATACGCTATGACGTACATGTATCGAGAAGCCAGATCCGAGACCGCTCGCTCCCTTCGGATTGGCTACGACAGGCTAATGACGCCAGCTCAGCGACACTCTGAGTTTCTTATGGCCGTAATGGTTCAGCCTGAGCGAAACAGGATTCTTGAACTAAAGTATTACCCAACCGAATCCCAAAACCGAAGCGATATAAGAAGCTTGCAGGCAACACTTGAGGATTTGCTTAAGGAAAGAAACGACTTACTAGGCTCCCAAGGCAACTCGGAAGAGATGGCGGCCGTGCTGGAACAGAGGAACGCCGAGATTCAAGCAATGCAGGCGCAAATCGCGGATTTACAGAATCGCGTGACTCGAGAGCAAGTTATGGCCCAAGAAGCACAAGAGAGGTTGGCGGATGTAAATCGCACGCTCGCTGGCCTTGGAACAAGTCTCCAGCAGTTAATGAAGGAGTCCGAGCTTTCAGAAATTAGAACAGGACGGCCGGCTACCCAAATGCTGGATCAAGTGAGGCTTTCTCCAAAGGAACGTGAGGCGGTGGAGCTGATTATGATCGGGCATGACCCGGTTTCAGTTTCCAAGCAAACCAAAGTTAAGCTGGTGGATATTAAGGGTGCGATGGATGTCATGCGGTCTGAGGCCAAAAGAAGGTTTAGCCAGATCGCTCAAAGCGGGATGACCCGAGACCAGCTCCGCAAGGCGCTCCTCGAAAACGCAAGAACGGACGCTTCGATGAGGCAGATATTGGCCCAGCGGATTCCAGACAATCAGCCGTTGGGCGAGGAAGAGGCGATGGAGGAGATCTACAACATGCTGGGCCTTACGCTTACCCCAACTGGTGACTATAAGTGGGCTGAGCGCAAGGGCAAAAGCAACCTCTTCGACCTACGGAAACCAGAACATATCGTGGTGCTTGCAAAATCCATTCAAGCCGGGAAGCCAACAATCGACGGAACTATATTTGAGGCTTACGTCGCAAGCATTTTCAGCGGATTCGCAACGCAAATTGCAAATATGGCGATGACCCCACTTTCCCCAATCACAACATCTGTTCATCGCGGATTTCAAGCGCTTACTACATATCTTTTGGGCAAGGCCGGAATCAATCAAGAAGTCGAAGTTGACAAGATCGACAATCGGCAAGTCCCACTCTTTAAGCCAGGGACAGCATACAATAGTCTATCAGATGCGGCAGAGGGGGCAGGCCGTGAGATTGGATATATATTGAGAGCAGTTGTTCCGGCATTCTTCGAGGCGGTAACAATGGGTAAGTTGGCTTGGGCAACCGAAGCAGGATTCTTTGACTACAATGTTTCTGGAGTTCTTGAGGACATCGATGATCCACAGACAAGGTTTGGTGCGTTCCTGCAGAAGTACGGAAGAACGAGAAAGACAAGAATACCCGGAAAGCTCGGGAAGGCGGTTCGCGCTCCGCTTCGCGGTCTGCTTGCTGCCGATGAATTCACGAAGACGTTCAGGGCATACATGAATGTTGGCGCGCATGCCTATCGGTTAGGCAAAGCCTCTGGTCTTAATGGTGCGGAGTTAAATTCATTTGTAGAAAAGGAGATTAATGGGGCTGGCTCAACAAGCTGGATGCTTGCGGCCCGCCGAGCAACCAAGGAGACATTCACATTCCAATTAAGGCCAGAAAACGGCCAAGTCCGCTCTGTCGGCGACTTTGCGGCCGAAAACGTAGGGCGACTCTCAGATTTTTACGCAAGCCTTGAAAACGCCGCAACTGCCATGGACGGGAATCCGCTATTTATGCCAGCTAGGGCGACCCTTCGCCTCATCCAGTCGTTTTTGGTTTTAATCAAAAGCCCATTCAATATTTACCGCGAAGGTTATGCCTACACGGCTCCTGCCATACTTAACTTAATTTCAAGAGCTAGGAGGTTTAAGGAGACCGAGGTTGCTGGCAAGAAAATCAAGTATCTGCCCGTGACCGAGTACGACGACTTTGTTGAAAGGCTAACAAGCTTTGGAATCGGAACTGCAATACTTGCTGGTTTCTTAATCGGGGGCGCAGAAGGAGATGACGATGACGACAAGAAGCTCTTGCTTGTTACCGGGACGCCAGATCCGCTGGCTCCAGGAGGACAGCGGGTAACTAGGTTTGGCAACTCTCCATTCAAAATTATTCTTAGGGGCGATTGGCTTAAGAGCCTCGGCGTTACTACTGGCGAATACGTCCTCGACTACAGCCGAGTCGAACCCATTGGAACCTTAATTTCGGCTAATATTAATATCGCCAGAACGATGAAGGAGACCTTCAGAAACCCAAGCCAAGCTGGATCTGCTGGCGCAAATCTATTTAAGGACTATTTCTTGGCTCCCGGAACAAGAACCTACGGCAAAGCATGGCGCGATATGGTGAGCCTGTTTGATTTGGAGGGAAGCGGATGGCAAAGGGTCTTAAGGGACAAGTTATCCGCCATAATGTCGCCCAATTTATTCAAGCAACCGTTTGGTGGGATCCCCGAATATGAGAAGGATGTTTATAATCCAGATCCATTAGCCGCAGATGCTCTTGCATTTGCGATCCTGCCAGGACTCGGAGACCAGCTAGGGATTCCTGATCGGCGCACATTCGAGGGCATGAAAGTTCCCAACCCAGTTCTGTACGATGGGGCCGGCCCAGCTGCAAGGTCAGTCGCTCGGCTATTGCCCGGACGATTCGGCGAAGGATTCGGGAAGACAGATTTCGAGAAATTCATAGACAACTACAATCGTCAACACCCTGACAAAAGGTGGAATCCAGACCTTTCTCGACCAGATCGATTCTTTGACGACAAATATCTTCGCCAAAGGGTTGCCTTGACCAACTCCGAGTACGAGATGGTGCTCAAAATGGCCGCACCCAAAATAAAGGCCTATCTGTATGGGAATAGCGCGGAGAGCGGTACTTTATCTCAAAAGGACTTATCTGGCTTTATTCCAGAAGACCGCAAGGACGTAGTCCAAAGAACGATTTCTGGATTCTATCGGGATGCTAAGAAAGCAGTTGTGGATGCGCGGCACAGAAGAGAGCTGAAGGCTTTACAGTCTAGCCCCGCTAAGTAGTCGAGTTATATGGCTGAAACGCAGATAGATACGCTTTTGGAGAGCACGGACGCCCTTGAAAAGGCCATAGACCAAGCCAAACCGCTGGAAGGCGGGGAGGCACTAGGAGGCGGATCCCCAGCTCCCAATAGCTTTTCAACAGCCTATCTGCTTACGGCGGAACAGGAGAAAAACCTAGTCGCCCACGCCATAAGAAGGCTCCGGGAAACCGAAGCCGACATGGGTCGCAACCTCACCCGATCTGCCGCTTGGCATAACAATATGTCGGGCGGGATTCCGGCTCATGATACTTTCCTTGGTAGAAGGCAGATATTTGAATGGATTTACGAGAATAACGTAAGCTGGCGTCCGTTCACGATGGGCGGAATCTTTGAGCATAGTAATCTCATCGTTCCGTTAACTCGCAGGATTGCTCGGCAAATGATCGCTCGAGCCGTTAAGTATTTCCTTGGTACAGACCCTTGGTTCGGGGTTTTGCCAGAAGGATCCTCAGATCGGAATGTGGCCGACCGGCTTGAAAAGTACGCCCGATTTAAGTTTGACCGACTGAAGATTAAGGATGCCCTAAAGATGGCCATCCAGATTGCATTTGTCCGAGGGGAGTGCGTCGTCAAAACCACCTACACCCAGAAAGATCAAATATATAAAAAGCTCCTGCGGGTAATGGTAGACGGCCAAGGGAATCCCATTATGGCGGCCGACGGTGATTTTATTACAGAAAACGACCGGTTTGCCCCATCTCAAGACGGCCAAATGGTTCTCCAGAGAGACATGCAGACCCCGCAACCCATGTTCCCAATCTTTATGGAGCAATTGGTTACACGGAAGTCCGACATATTTATCGGGCCTGCGGCCGAGCCAGTATACTTTCAAGACTTTTTGTGTCCGCTAAATGCGTCTTCTGTCGATGATGCCGATTTCTGCGCTCATCTTTACGATGCACCGGTGATGGAGCTGGCCGACCTTTACAGGAAAAAGGGAGTCGGATCGGAGGATCCAGACGAAGAGCTGGCAAGAATCCGTAGCGTGATTGAGCAGATTCGGCTGGCCTCAAGCGAAAGCGGAGATCCCAAAACAGGGGCTGGGCAAGCTAGGTCTGAACGAGGTGAGGGTCAGGTGGGGGTCAACAATACAGCCCAGCCGTCCCTTGAAGTGGCTGAATGCTACATTCGCTACGATGCGGATGGCGACGGGATTACCGAAGAAATTATGCTACTTCTCGATGTTAAGAACCAAAAAGCCATCTTTTATGAGTACACAGCCAATGTAACTGCTGACGGTAAGAGGCCGTTCACAGTTCTTAGGGTTAATCCAGTAGACGGCCGGTGGTATGGGATCGGAGCGGTGGAGCAGTTTAAGTCCTCGCAGGACTTTATTGATCTGACGGTAAACCGATTAAACTTTGCCCAAGGAGCAAGCGGGCGGATCACGTTCTGGAGGCCAGACGCCACTTACGAGGGATCCTCTAATCCAAACCTAGTTCTCAACAGCGGAGGCACTTACACGCTTCGCCCAGGATTTTCAGCCAAGGATGCCGTTGAATATGTGGCACTCCCAGAGACCAAAAACGACCAGCTGAGCTTCATGTTGAACTATTTTACGCAGATTGTTCAGCTGGAGTCAGGGATTGTGAATCCCGGCGACCAAGACTTTGCGGGTCTTCCAAGTTCCAAGCTGGCAACCGGAATCCGCTCGATTGACGCTTCGGGCCAAGAAATGTTTAGCCAATACATTCAAGACATGCTCGCCCCGCTGATGCAGATTATGAATCGTCTCGTTCTGCTACTACTCAAAAACTTAGACAAGAAGGAGGCTTTCAACTATCTCGAAGGAGATGCGTTGAGTCTTATCTCTATCGGGCCAGATGACGTAAAGGGCATGGAATTGAATATAAAATTACTTCTAACCCGCTTCTACGGAGAGCAACAGCTTCAGAGTAATGCCCAAGCGGCCAATCTTGTGACGCAATTTTACTCCCTCCCGCCCGAAATTCAGCAGAAAGTATCCTTGTTCTACACTCAATCATTGAAGTCCCTTGGCGTTGTAGAGGCCGAGCAGATTATTCAGCCATTTGAAGTAACAGGGGCAACTACCCAAGATGGAAGAGTTTTCGGGCAATCCGGATCCCCAGGAGCGCCAGCCGGTGCAGTTGGGAATCCAAGACAAGTACCACTAGATCCCGGATCCGCTGGCGGATGAACGTCGCCGTAATCACAGCGGCAACCAAGCGGTTTAGTTACGCCCTTTATGGGTCGATCATGTCCGTTAAGAGGGCTATGGCTGGCGTCCCTTACACGCACATACTGGCAACGGACAAGTCTGGAGTGGCTGAAAAGATCATTAAATCCACAGGGGTAAATGCGATCATTCTGGAGCTGGACGTTGACGATGACTCACTCAAGTACAAGGAGGACAGCCAAATTGTAATAGCTAGGCTTCAGCAGGCCTGCCTAGATCAAGCTGTGGCCTTGGATGCAGATCTATGCTGGTCGGTAGAATCCGACATGCTGGTTCACCCAGACTCTTTTCGTGGCCTACGATGGACGCTTGATTGTCCTACCCCGACTTACGATATCGCCGTATCCACCTATTGGAATGGAAGCTTCCTGTGTGGGCGCGGAACCGAGAAAAAGCAGATTTGCGAGGACTACACAGAAGAAGAGAGGGAACTGCCCGAGGAACTTAAGAAGCAATTAGAAGGCAAGCGCAAGGAGTGGACGGCCTGCGTCGAGAAGAAGGAAAAGCCAAGCGAGGAACTGATGAAAGAACTGAGGGAGCTTGATGAAAAGATTAAGCAATGCCCGCCAAAGGGGAATGTATTTGCGCTTAATGCTACTAAATGGAGGAAGCGCGGCTGGCTGGATCAAGCGTATCCTGGGGCGGCCGTGCATGGAGCCGTACTTCCCACGGATTGGTGCGGGATGGGTTGCACTCTTTTAAGCAAGAAGGCATTGGCAGTTTCAAACTTTGATGGTTATGACGGCAAGGGAACTCAAGACCTCTACCTCGTTTGGAACCGATGGTCTCCGGCTGGCCTAAAAATAGCTTGTAACGTATCCGTCCCTGCATCTCACGTTAAAAAGGGCGAGGATGGGTACGTGGTGCACCAGCCCTACTTTAGTTCGCAGGACGAGGAGACGAGTGGACATATCCGCGTATACCCAAGAAAATACCTCGAACTGACAACCTATTCTCCTGCGTAGCATTCACCTGCGTGACCATCACCCCACTTTTTCTTAAAAGCTGGATGCGTCCAGAGGTAGGAGGCGGCGTTTTTATTATAGATCAATGACTTGTCGCCCTTATTAAAATAAGTCGCCGTGTCTCCTATGAGTGGAATCGGAATTCCAGGCTGTGGAAAATCGCATCCGGAGCAGTTAACTGAAAATACGTGGTCTGTTTCTACGGGCATAACCTGGCCTTGATTCCAGGTATTCCATCCCACGCTCTTTGTGGCTATATAAGTGTATGGGATTGCTTTTGCAATCCATGCCCCCTTAAAAGTGCTGTCAAACGAAGTGGAGAAAGCTTTGGTAGAAAAAGTTGTTTCAAACGATTCCGAGACCTTTTCCTTGCTGGATATTACGTTAAGCCCTCCGTGAGCAACAATGGTTTGCTTCGCTCCGGCCAAGAACCTCGCAAGGCTCCCTTCCGCCCCGTAGCTATTTTTGAAAGCTCCTGTATTAAAAGAGTAGCTAAATGTGCCTGTGGTGATTTTGCCATTAACAACTCCGTGCCCCGGCCAAGACGCTTGATTCCAGATTTTAGCGGTTGGATCGGAAATATAGTAGGAGTGTACATCGCCATCATGTGAGGCTGTGGCCGTGCCTTTAGATTTCCCGTTTGGGGATCCAACAAGGTACACGGCATCACCAGTAGCGAGCGCAATGAAGGTCTTTTTTGCGCCATCAGATCCAAACTGGGTTGTCCTGCCCATTGGATTGTAGTACGCGCCATCAAATGCAAATGTTGCATGAGAGTTTTCGATGTCCGAATTTGACTGCTTCAGGCTAAACGAAGTTGCGGTTTGCATGCTCTTCTTGGAATAATCCCAGAAATAGAGACCCTCGTCCTTCTGGAGTGTCACTTGAAATCCTCCATCCTCAAAAGCAATTCCTGTTGTTAGGGTCTGAGCGCGGGTGACGTGATTGTAGGACACCTCGTAAGATACTTGGCCTACTTGGGCACAATCTCCTTGTCTTTCTATTTGCTCATTCTCCGTTCTATAAACTGGCCATCCATACTCTGGAACCCCTCTTTCGCAGCAATCAGTGTATGTGAAATTGGGATCTCCATCCTCACGACCATCATTGAACACTTGAGTGCATTCGTTGCAATTTGCGCCGGAATCATAACATTGAGTTTGGCCTGGAATATTCGGTCCCGGAGCAGTCGTTTCCCCTTTTGTGCTTGTGCATCCGCAGTTCATAGCACAGCTATTAGTGAGTGGCGGGCCTTTTACAGCAATCGCTCTTGCAACATTGCCGCCTGCGCATGTAACACATACTGCCTGAAGGTGCATGCTGACGATGGGGCTACTAAAAGAAACGCAATCATATTTATCAACAGAGTTAGCATTGCTATTCCAACTGGATCCATTCGAAGTGCTGTAACCAAACTCACCCCAAGCCAAGTGATCTTTTCTTTCTATTGAGGTTGCTTGGTACGCCACGTAATCGCCTACGGCAACGGTGCTAATTTTCGAATGAGTGAATAAAAACGAGCTCCCAGCAAGCACGGTATCTGTTGTCTTTTCTGTGACCCCTTCCGATGAACAGCTTGTTCCTTGATCCAAGTCGAGGCAGCACGGGTTAGCGCCAGGGCCAGTCTCCGTATAAGCAATCCCCTCTGAGGTACACTTAACTTCGGTGCTATAAAACAATGTGACCGGATCTCCACCACCCTGATAGCCACCAGCACCAACCTTGTATGTGCTGGTAGATGCACCGCTTTCACCCAACCAGACGTAGGAATTTGTATACGAAGATTCCTTGCCCTTTAGGCCGGTATATTTAACCTCGGCATTGTCGTACGTAAAAGTCTGATTTATTTCGGGTGATGCCGATCCAGAGGTCATGCTGAACTCAACGGCTTTATCTGTGGATAAAGCATAAACAGTTACGGTTTTGAATGAGTCGATATTCTTGCTTCCTGTCGTAATGTAGTTTCCAGTTTTTGATAGAATATATGCGCTCTCGCAATCAGGATAATCATAAATAGGGCATGGGTCTGCTGTTTTCCAAGAAAATAATGGCCCCCCGTCAGGGCTATCAGCTTTGCCGCAGTTATCGTAATACGTTGGGACAACAATTACGCAACCGGAACAGGTCTCAGTAGCGATGCACTTTTTGTCTCCATCTCGTCCACCACACCAAGACCCAGTTGCGTTGCTGTCCAGCACGGCCGGGAAGTTGGGGCCGTCAGCGTAAAGAGAGAGTGGGTTTTGCGGAGTTAGATAAACGCAGTCTTTCGTGGTAGTCCCAAATGCCCCAATCCCCGGGATATCTTTGCCGCTATTAATGGAAGTAACGCAAGCCAGCTCGGCGGTTTTTGTGTAGGGATTCTCGGAGTTGCCTTCCGTGGAACTAAACCCATCTAGGCATGTTTGCTTCGCAAAAAGGCTGGCAGAAAGAGTGTTGGACTGATACGGAGCCTCTAGCTTTGCAACTCCAGTTGCGTTTTGAGTCTGCAACACGCAGTAACCTTGTCTGGCACACGCGTCGCTGTAGGAAAAGGCGCAATATCCATTGGAATTTGTGTAATCTATCTTCAATGTGTAGCGATAGTCTGGAGACTTTTCCCCTTGATCAAATGAGCACGGTGCTCCGCAATTATCATCGCGAAATCCACCGCCCGATGGGGTCCAATACCATCCGCCACCATTCGTTTGCCCACCTTTCTGGATCTTGTTGTAGCCAGAAGCCTTGGAGTGTTTGTAGGTAGCGAACATTGGCTTATGTGAAAACAGCCCAAGCGTATTTTGCTGTCTTATTGCACCCAGCCCCAAGGTAAGCAGCAACGTATGGAGTAAGGGAAATTCCGCCTGCTCCTGTCATTCTTCTTGCGTAGTAGGCATTGGCGGTATTCGGAACTGCCTCAACCTCGACAATCGGAACCTCTACAGTAGTTGGATACGAGTCTTCTTCAGGAGTCTGTGCCTCAGGATTTCCTACTTGAATCTCCGCGCTTGTTACGACCTGACCATCGGTTGTGATTACCACTTTGTAATACCCAACCGTTACGCCGCCAGAAAACCTCGGAACTGGAATGCCATTAGCATGTCCGCTTGTAATTTTGACCTGATTTCCTAAAATAAAAGGCGTAAAGGGCCAAGTAATCCTTGGGTCGCGATAAAGGTTTAATATTCCTTGCCCAATGAACTTTGCGCCCGACCCAGCAACGCTTCCGTAGTTGATTGAAGGCCTAACGAATCCACTTACGGCATCTCTTTTGTTGCTCATATCTGGAGGTTAAGGGCTTCAACGTATTACTTCTAACGAAGAAGTCGTGGTGCGGCACACAGCCAATCAACATGTTGCTAAGGTAGTTCCAGAATCCAGTTTGCGTTAATGAGCGAAACAACTACTCCGGTGCAAACCGAGCAAACAACAACTCAAACCCAAAACAATAAACCTGACGTAGCAACGCTAGATGAGCGGGCGTATCAAGAGCTTGTCCAAAAGCTTTCGACTGCTGTAGAGCAGCCAAAAGCAGAGGAGGCTCCTGTCGCCACGGATCCGGCTCCCCAGCCAGAACCTAAAGCCGAGGAACTAACCACGGCTGAGACTCATCCGGAAGAAGTTAAGGCTGAAGTGGCCGGTGATGAAATCCCCGATCCCCAGTCCAATATTCTTCCAGAGCGAGTAAGGGTTGGATCTTGGTCGGAGGAAGAGCGTAAAGCCCTTCAGATCCGTGCCAGGAATCCAGACCTCTCTCTTGCTCAAGCGATGGAGATGGTCAAAAAGGGTGAATCAGAGACAACCGCCACCCAGTATGCAGATCCAGCCACAATCGAAACCAAGATGTCGGAACGCGGCAAGGCGAAAGCCGAAGCCATCCGTGCGCTTGAGTTTGATAAGGCTGCTGACCTCGAGCTTGAGATTCAGAATCTTAGTCTTGAGTTAAGGCGTTCCGAAAGGCGTGCCTCAGAGGATGCAACTAAAGCCCAAGCGGACTTCAGCTATAGGGTTGGAGACGCAAAGGCGAAGGCGGTGAAATTCTACCCAGATGCCTCCGAGAAGAGCAGTCCCTTAGTGGCTAAGATGAATGAGATCTATGAATCCCTCAAGGATACGCAGAATCCTCTCATCTCAGACCCCGAACTGCCTTGGAAGCTGACCCAAATGGCGGCCAATGCCATCGGAATTGCACCCAATTCCGGCCGGCCGGCCCCCTCATCTAGCGTTGCGCGTCAAAACAAACCACCAATTGCGAGCGGTAACGCTCGCACAACTGCTCCTGCAAACATATCGCCGAAGGATCTGGTCGCAAACATACAGGACTTGGACACTCTCCAAGCTCTGGCGGCTAGGCTCTAAGGTGCGCAGGAGTTAAAGAAAGGGGTCACTAACCATGGCTTCACTATTAATCCCCGAATCAAATCGACTCGCTGATTTCGGAATCAGCAACTCAACAGCATATAATGCTCTTTTGCCAGAACTCTGGCGGAAAGGCATACAACTGTCCGAGGCAACCGAGAACTTCTTCCAGCAGTTCGAAGGGCCGAGCGACACATATGCCGTACAGGCTATCCGCGACCTAAGTAAGGGCGCTGGATCTAAAATCACATTCCGCACAATGGCCCAGCTCTTCGGAGAAGGCGTCCAAGGTGACGAACTGGTACAGGACAAGACGGAAGATTTCCGACTTGGCTCTTTCCAGCTGACTGTGGATTTTTTAAGACACGCAGTCTCGTACAACAAGCGGACTGAAGAGAAGATCGCTATTGCGTCCGAACTGAAGTCCAACGTGCCAACCATGCTTGGTAACTGGCTCGGCCGGATCAAAACAGAGCGCTTGCAGAAGTTGTTCCTCCACAAGGGGAATTCCGAGAATTATATTCTCGCGAACACTTCTGCTACGACTGAAGACGATCTCTTGTCTGGCGACACAATCAGCTACGACACCATCATCCGCGTAGGTCAGCAGTTGAAAACCCGTGGTGCGAAACCAGCAATGGTCGGCACTGTCGGAAAGAACAAGATCAACCGCTACTTGCTCGCTTCGACTGGTGAGGCTCTTGTCTCGCTCAAGGCGGAAAGCAACTACTTGCAAGCGCTTCGCGCGGCTGCAGCTGCTCAAGGCGAATCTAGCGTTCTGTTCACCGGCGGATACGTCGATGTGGATGGGCATGTGATCCGTGAATACAACCCGATTGACCATGACGGCTTTGGGCCGGTTGGTTCATCGCTCAATTCCCGCGCCGTTTACGGCGGATATGTATCGAGCAGCGCGGTTGTCACAGGATTCCCGCAGCTCAACACGGCGGCTAACGGCCGGGCGGCGTTTGAAATCGCTGGTGGTGGCTCTGTCACCGCTGGTGCAAAACGCACACAAGTAACAAGCGACATCTACGGACCGGCGTACTTCAAGTATTTCAATAACTTCAAGTACCGCTTTAATCCTGACGATTCACTCGTTATTGGTGGCTCGGATCGTGGCTACGTCTTGATCTTGTCGAACGGCAAGTACACGCTCGCCCAGTACAGCACCAACGATGGCAACCGCCTGACATTGACCGCTGTTCTCGGCACGACTGCCGTTACGTCCGGATCATTCGTGAAGAGCTTGGCTGGATGGGCGACGTTGGTGACTGGAACTGCTCCGGCCACCTTTAACGCTCAGTTTGCTGATGCGAAGATCCATGATACTGCCACTGCGGCAAACGCCATTACTCCTGGCGCGGTAGTCATTCAATGTAACAAGTGGGGAGTTCCACTTGGCAAATCCATCATGATGGGCGCCAATGCCGCGGTTCGCGGATACGGCTCTCTCGATGGCGAACGCTCCGAAGAAAACTTCGACGGGGAATTCGTGAGGAAGGTATACGTGACCAGCATCTTTGGTCAGTCTCCCTACCAACGGCCCGACGGTCGTCAGCCAAACTACGTCGTATTAAGCCATGCGGTGAAATACGCTGGGTTGGTTACACCGACAGTCTAAATTGGAAGTGATTGGCTCCCATCGGATAAAACCGGTGGGAGCCTTTCATCTTTTATGACAGTCGCGCAAGCCATTGATTCGATCTATGAAGTGTTCGGCATTCCGAATAATGCCGCTGCTCCAGAGATCATGCGTCGCCGAATCTTCAATGATCTAAACTCGGCCATGCAGCTCCTGTGGTCTAAAGGCCATAGGTTTCTTGATTTTTATACACGTAAAGAAATTACCGTAACCATTTCCGCGGCTACCGATAGCTCCGCCCTAAGTGACGATATTCAGTCTGTCATCGGCCCCGTCCGCAGGGTGTCAGACAATATTCTCCTGCGCCCTATTTCAAGCAGGGGTGAATTTGAGGCGTTTCACTCCATATATGCAGGATCTCTGACGGCCTTAACTAATTCAACCCCACAGGCGTACTTTATCGATGCTATTCGCCCAGATAGCGGGGCAGATGCCACATCGCTAAAGATCTTTGTTGTCCCCAAGCCAACCACAAACGTCAGCGTGTACATGGCCGTAGCCCTAAAGGCTCCAGCATTTACCATCAACGACTACTCGGCCAGTCCGTCCACCAGCATTCCGATCCCGCATAACTACGCGGAAACCCTGCTTTTGCCGATTGCCAGATATTTGTCTTCATCGTCTCTTTTCTTTGCGGATAAATCCAAGCAACGCGAGCCACAGCTTAAGTCTGAATATGATCGTGCTCTGCAAACACTCACGGAGTCTGCGTAATGCCTCCCGTAATCATTCCGGAAAACAACAAGGTTTCGGACATTCTTCGAGGAGTGCCGGAGTCAGTTAATCCAAGCGGGATCGCTGGAGGATATGTCGCATCGTCCTCGTTTGCTCCTTTAGGCGTATCGGCATACACGATTCCGCCGGCAGCAACAACCTTCAATATAAATACAACGGCCACAGCGACCAAGTCGTATGAATCAAACTTTCTAACATCTTGGAGCACCTATGCTACATACCAAACAACCACTCAATCTACGACCTTTCCTTCTTTCTTTATGAATGGCACTAAGGAGTCATTCAGAAGCGCATCGACGGTGGTTGATGTGTTTGCTTACGCGTACACAGCTACAGGAACTAACCCAGATGACCCGTCTGGAAACTTTTCGGCAACTACGTCCGCTTTGGGGACTTATGTCTTTAATACTTATTTAGTCGGATGGTGGACTTTCGCTGGATTTACGAGGTCAATCGCATGACAAGGCACGACCTTTTGAATGACATCCACGCTAGGGTGGTTCGGCTTGAGACACTAGCTGAGGGTAATAAGGAGGTTCTGTCAGATCTTCAAAAGAAGGTGAACCACCTTGAGCATGTCCGTGGAGTCATCGCCACGATGGGCGGCATACTGGGGGCAATCGCTGGACTTATCGGAAGCATAATAGTGAATCTATTTACTGTGAGGAATGGCCAATGACATCAATGCAACTAGCCCAGCAAGTGTTGTCATACTCAATACTTCCCCAGGATCCAGCGTCTATTCCGGCCGATGCGGCCGCCACAATCGTAAACTGCATTAATAAGGGGTTCTCAAGATACTTCATTTACGCCCCATCGAGCCGAAAGACTACGTTTGTCTCAAGCTACGTATTGGCTCCGACATCGCTGACGGCCACTTTCACAGCAGGGTCAGCAACTTTTTCTGGGAGCGGACTCTCTGGATCGACTAGGATCGGTGACACCCTATACATCGGGGGCAAGAAGAAGGTATTGGCAACCGGAGAAAGCCTTCGGGAGCCATGGGATATGGGGTCTGGGCAGGCATCTGGGACTCTGTACGATGATGCGGTTGCATTGGCAGACCCCATCCGAAGAGTAGAGGGATCCATCATCTGGAATGAGACCAGAAGGCTCGAGTTCCTGCCGGAAGCACCAATTGTAGAAGATCAGGTAAAGCTGATCAATTTCAGCGGAGAACCACAATACTTCACGATTGAGAATCTGGGAGACACGGTTGGAGGCGCAGTAAGAGCCTTGCTTCGGATATTCCCGCTTCCTGCAACCGCTGGAACGATTCGGTTTACGGCCCAGATAAATCCACAGCGTCTATCCATTTTTGACCTACAAAGCGCAGTAACAATTTACATAAACCCAACTGATTTGGATGCGTTTGCTCTGCCATTCATCATTGAGGAGCTTGCTCTTACAAAGTATTGGCCTGACAAGGGAGACAAGAACCTAGCGAGCAAATCATCCGAAAAGGCTGAGGCTCTGTTAAAGGCATTCCAAGAATCAACTGGAGGCGGGTCGCGCGTAATGACGCCCGGAAACTTCTAATGATTGTAATGCCGTTATCCTATTCGGGCCAAAACAGACTGGCAAATGACATTAATACGATCTTATCAAAGATCCGCGTGGGTTGCGCTATGGCGAGGCAAGACAGCCAGCTAAACCCACCAACCAACATGATGGTGGACTTGCCTGAAGGCATAGATTTCGAGATTACGGCAATTTACTCTCACCAAAATGCTGGATATGCAAGGCAGACTACCACTACGAATTCTGGGAATACTGTCAATTCTGGAACTAAAAATAATACTGGAAGCACTAACGAGTCGGAGGCGAACACGGAATCAGGAGCTGAAACAGGCGCAGATACAGAAAGAGGAACGGAAGGCAATTCTGCAACGGATAGGGTCTCCGGCTCATCCAATAAAGCGCAAAACGAGTCTGGATCTGAAACTGGGGGTGACTCCAAGAGCGAGACTGGAACAGAGTCCGGCTCGGAAGGAGACAGCCGCAGCGAATCGGAGTCTGGTTCGATCTCTGAAAGTCAAAGTGATAGTAAGAGCGGAAGCATTTCTGAAAGTGAATCGGAAAGTGAGTCCGGAAGTGAGAGTGGCTCAAAAAGCAATAGCCTAAGTGGGTCCGGAAGTGAGAAGACAAGCGGGAAGAAGGAGCAAGCAGCTGCCGTGGGTCGACAGGTTAAGACTTTTGAGGATGAAACTGGCGGGGCCGGACCTCAGCTCTCGTTCCCAGACAATTTACCGCCCCAAGGCGGTACTTCATGCACCTAACAGGAGAACCATATGGCATTTCAAGCAGTAGACATTAAGAACCAAAGCACAACAAACGAGGCTGATTGCCGTACAGACAGCAATACAAACTCAGGCTCGGAATCGAACTCCAACTCGGGGTCAAATAGCGGGAGCACAAGCGGATCTAACTCTGGATCAAACTCTGGATCCAATAGCGGATCGGAGTCTGGATCTAATAGTGCAAGTAATAGCGGTACTAATTCATCGTCAAACAGCGGGAATAATAACGCAACTAACACGGGAACCATTACGGGAACTAATAATTCGACAGGGTCTAATAGTGATACAACAAGCGAAAGTGGATCTAATTCAAATTCATCGTCAAAGTCCAACTCTTTAAGTAGGTCAAACTCTTCAAGCCGCTCCGCGTCGGCAATCAAGAGTGGGAGTCAAAGCGGAATCAGTAGCCAGAGTGCAATTACGAGTCAGAGCGCATCTAAAATACAGTCTGAGCGTGATGACATAGGATGCGTCATCCGATTCAGGGTTCCAATCGTGGTGCAATTCCCTGGAGATCCATGATTATTGCCCCTGTCGCAGATCTGGATTTAGTAATTAGGGATACCTTGCGCGAGATTCGCAGGGGCATCGCAACAGCTCGAAGCGCAAACCAATCAAACCCAACCGCAGGACTTATGGCGGATCTTCCAGAGTACGTGGATTTTGAAATACAAGTAATTACAGGCCATCAGGTACTCTCAAGGGACAGCTCCGATACCGACTCTGGAACCACAATCAACAGCGATACCACAACCAACACGGATACCACTACCAACAGCGATACTAATAACGATAGATCTAATAATAACGACACGTCCACAGAGTCCACAAGTCAATCTCAGGGCGGGTCGAACAATAAAACTAGGAATGCGTCGGGTTCGTTAAGTCGTAACGCGCAAAACAACAAAACCTTAGCTGGGACCAGCTCTAGCTTCCGATTCATCTCAAAAAGCGGAAGTTCGAATGGATCGAAGAGTAATAGTCGCAGCGTTTCCAAGAGTGGATCCTCAAGCGACTCCAGAAGCACTAGCAAGAGCGGATCAAAGTCTCGCAGTAATAGCGTTTCTGGATCTGGATCAAACAGTAAGTCCACAAGCCGAAGCATTAAAACCCTTAACAAGCAAGAGGCCGACAACGTGCGCGCGTACGGGGTGTTGGATGAGGCAACTGGAGACTATATTGGCACCGGCAACTCAAGCAACCCGTTCGGGTTCAATTCTCTCAGCGGCCGCACCCCGGCCCAACCATCATGCGGATAGTCTTAATCGCCTTCCTCGCTCTGGCTGGGTGTGCGTCTCTGCCACCACCCAAGAATCCTTCTTTTGACAGAACGTGGGTGTATCTGGACGAAGCAGAAAGAAACTCTTCGGGCGGGGTTAGTAACGCCATCAAGAAGGCCAAGGAGCAACTAGCGGCCGCGGAGCAGGCTTGCATGGATAACACCAAGCTGGTGGATCAGTACGCAAAGGATATTGCGGTGTTGCAGGGAAAGGCTGACTACTGGAAGGAAAAGCAGCGGAAAGCGTTGAAGGAGTTGTGGGTGTGGAGAGGATTACTCATTGGCGTAATCATATTCGCAGCCCGAGGGCCGATCCTATGGGGCATCAGGAAGCTTGTGGGGATACCTTGGTGAACTGGATTAGGAATCATCAAGGCGCTGTATCGCTGGTTATCAGCGTTTTAGCTTTTTGGTTTGGCGGAAGTGTAATTCAAGCCATAGATCCAACGGCCGGGCGGTATGATACTGGGGCATTGCATGGCCTAATAACCGGATCTGTGGCCTACCTTACGGCCGTGTGGCTGGCGTGGATGGTGCTTCAAATCGAGTGGCCGACACTTAATGAGCATATTGACCTTCAGAAGTGGTTGCAGGACTGGAGGGTAATCAGACCGGAACAAAGGGTATGGTTTACCCTTGCGGTTTGGGGTCTCTTATTTGCTGGGGGAATTACGTGCCTGCTGGGGTGGAGATGAGGATCTATGTTCTGGCGTATTTTCTGCTGGCTTCTTGGGTATCGGCCAAAACGGACGACCGAGAGTCCGTCCTTGCCGTCGCAAGGCCCTTGGTGGGCGAGGTAGAACATGGCAACAATGCTGGAGAATTTGTCGAAAGGGTCTTGTCATCTGTTGGGCTGGGTGCTGGGAACCCTTGGTGCGCCGCTTTTAATTATTATGTTTTCGAAAAAGCGGGCTTTAAGGATCGAGTACCAAAAAGCGCGTGGTCTCCAGACTGGCTTAGAGGAGGCGAAAGGCGGCGCGTCGGGCATCCGGCGGACGTATTCGGCATATACTTTCCTTCGAGAGGCCGTATCGCCCATACGGGTATCGTCGAGATTCAGCAGGGGCCTTGGCTTACGACCATTGAAGGCAATACCAATGAAGCTGGGTCAAGGGATGGGGACGGTGTTTATCGGAAAAAAAGGTCGGTCAACTCGGTCATCTTAAAGACGTACCTATGAATCCATTGATCATCTGCCTAGGAGTTGTGGTTTTCATGATAATTGTACCAACTCTAGTTGCCTTCTGGTTGTGGGTTAAGGACAAAGAGCAGAAAGGATATTGGGACTCAGAATGAAACAACCAAGCCAACAGCTAATGAAAGTCCAGGACTGGATGGAGCAAGCTTTCAACAGGGAAGACATCCGCGAAAAGATCGTAAAAGCAATCGAGACAGGCCTTACAGCCAATAGGCATCAATGGGAGGGCAAGGCTCAATGCGCTTATGAGGTGCCTGACTACGGCATTAGGATAAAAGCAGCCGAGCTTGCCCTGAATTACATCATTGGAAGGCCTGTGGAGCGTTCGCAAATAGTGGTTGCGCATCAGAGATCCATCGACCCCAAGGAGCTGATTGAAAAGTCTCCAGCACTAAGGAGAGCCTTGAAGCACCTTGTCGAATCAGAACAGGAGGGAAAAGATGAAATCAGCAGTTAATAACCCGGATTCTGACGCTCTTAATATTTGGGACTCAGCCAAGGAAGACGGGATTAGGAAATACAAGGCTGGGAGAGCTGCCCATAAGACATGCTTTTGGACCGGCGGGGCGGAATGGTATGTGAATGAGGCTAGAGCTGAGGCGCTTGATTTAATCGCCTACATACACCACACCAAAAAGAGGGTTCAGGGGCTTAAGGAGGCCGTCAAAGCATTCGCGTCCGGTGAAATTGGAAAAGATATTTTCGTGAGAACGGCCATGCGCTTGATAGAAGGCATGCCAAGCGGGAACGGAAGGAGCCGAAAAACAGAATGAGCGCACCAAAAATATTGCTAGTCATTTCAGATATTCATTGCGGATCTGAAGTTGGGCTAATGCCCCCAGACTCAAAAACAAGGTCAAAGAACACCCTGGGGTTTGGTAAAAACATCCATCAGAAATGGCTATGGGATAAGTGGCTACTAATGCAGGAGGAGTTTCATGCGTACCGCAAAAAAGATCCTTTTGTCCTTCTGCTTAATGGAGATCTCACGGAAGGCGTTCACCATCACAGCATTGAATCTTTGACTCAATCTGTTGAAGACCATGCAAACATGGCGATTGAGGCTCTCACTCCGCTTGCTGACAAAGCTGAACAGATCTTTGTTACCCTTGGAACCGAGTGCCATACCGGAATGATTGAGCACATGATTGCCGACAAGCTTGATGCAAGAAGTGGAGCAGCAAGGGGAACTTGGCTTTTCAAGGTTGGCGGGTGCCTTATCAACGCAACCCACCACATAGGTACAGCCACTAGAGCCTACACCGAGGCCGGGCAACTGTCTGGTGTTATGGCGAATGCTAGGCTCCAAAGCGCGAGGGCTGGGCATCAGCCTGCTCAAATCTACTTGCGAGGTCATAGGCATACTGGGGGCTGGTTTTCCGACGGGTGCTCAATGATTGGAGTTACTGGGGCATGGCAGTTTCTTACTAGATTTGGGAAAAAAGTCGTGCCCGACTCCGTGCCAAGACCAAGCGTCCTTATTTTGGATTGGAGAAACACCAAGTCTGGCGATCTGCCAGCCATAAAAGAGCTAGTATATGCGCCAGAACAAGAAGAAATCGACTTCATCTCCTAACCGAATCGATCTTGAGCGGTCTGCGTGGGAAGCCATTCTCAGGAAACAGACGCAAATGAAGTTCGACAAGATTCCACCAGGGTGGATCAACTATGAGCAGTTCGCAGAGAAGATGGGCGTTTGCCGAGAGGTCGCAGAGTTAAAGCTGAGGCAACTAGCAAGGGCTGGGCTATGCGAAAGAAAGGAGTTTAAAGTTCTGTGGGAGTGTGGAGGCGGCCGCGTCCCCACCGCAAGATTCCGACCTTATTTCAAGGTGAAGCAATGAATCCTCAAGAGTTTCGTGAAATGGTTTCGAAGCGTCGGTTTAACCATCCGATGCCCCAAACGCCACCAACGCCGCAACACTCAATGCCATCAATCCCGCAGATGGCGATGAACCTAGTAAAAGACGGGGCCAAGTGGATACAGGGCGGGATGAAGCTCGTCGCAGACGAAGTCGTGGAGGAACGAATGAAAATATGTAATAGCTGTGAGTTTTACGTAGGCTCGAGATGCTCAAAGTGTGGATGCCAGATGCGAGTCAAGACTACGCTGGCGACAAGCTCTTGCCCGATAGGGAATTGGGGGCCGGTTACTACCGCGATTTTGGCTTCCAATCAAACTCAAACGAGTCCGCCGGCATCCTAAGCTCGTCTGCCGAGTCATACGGCACGTCGGTACAGTTTAGAACGACTGCCTCATCAGATCCCAATGCGGTAAAGCCATGCCATACCCCTGGATGAATCACAAGGACGCTGTCAAATGGCATTAGGACTACGGATTTAGTGATTGAGTCGGTATGCAGACCGACCATAAGCCGGCCTGACAGCACGATGAATCGATCTGTCTGCTTTTCGTGCTTATGCCAAGCCTTTACAACACCGGGAAGGCAAGTTGTAACATAAACGTGCCCGATATTACCGAAGCTGGCGTTTACAAGCTCTGCAAGCCAACCCCTGTCATCGATATGCTTGTGAATCTTGAACTGGGCATTCATGTCTTAGGCTTGCACCAAGTGTCGTAGTAACCTTGCCCCCACCAAGTAACTATCTCTTCGCCCTTCTTGATCTGTTTTGTTGCCCCAAAGACCATAAGAAGCTGGTCTGCGATGATCGCAAATGAGGCGTTTGCGTCCTCTTGCTTGTCGGCGCAGTTGTAAATCGCTCCATAACCTAGTGGGAGTATGTAGCGGGTTCCGTTGGCAGGGCAGTTAAGCAGGCATGGAGGCCGAGTTGGCCCAGGATTGCAATGGCAAGAGACAGGATATGCGTACCTTGAGATCGTTGAGTCGCGCTGATACTTCGCTGGCCAGTCGAATATCATGCAATGGCAGAACTCTATTGCCTCTTCCTTTTCAAAATCTTTGCTGGCAAAAACCCCCATTCCCTTATGGTCTGCCCCCTTAAGGCTAACTGATGGCAAGTGGCCAGAAGCCTTTATCTCGGAGTACTTTTCTACCAAGTTCATCGATAAACCCCGAAAACAGAATGCCAAGTACCCTCAAGCAAGTGGGCAAAGTGACCTTCGTCCCGCTTTTCGTAATACTTCTTGTAAACCTTTGCAGGGACAGACTTAATAAGTTTTTTCCTAGCCCAAAGTTGGGCGCCAACCATGAAGGATCCGCTTCTTGGAGGCTTTCCATCCCAAGGATATGCGTGGAGCTGTTCGTGCATGTCTCCCAGCTCGAAAGGCCAAGGCTTGTCGTTTGCGATATTGACCCCCAGATAGGCCATTGATCTTGGATCGTCTTGGGCTACGGCCTGTATTTGGGAGATCGATCCATGCTTAAGGAAGTCACCCTGCACAAATAGGGTAGTGTCGGCCAACTTGTCCCAATTATGGATAATGTGCCATAAGTACTGTCCTGCCTCGCGCCCGCCGTTAGGGATCCTTGTGATTGGCAACTTGCCCAAGCTGTCCTTTTTGGCTTCACGGATCCCATCAGTAGCCCGGTAGATAGTCTTCTTCCAAGCCTTAGGGACATCCTTAAGCCATTCCAACTGCTCGCTATACGATGCAACCACGATTTCTAATTTCATTTTTTAACTCCCCTTAGTTTTAACGGCCAGCGCTTCTGTATGTTGCGGGTGTGTCGTTTGAGGGCTTCGGCCACGGCCGCCGGCGTCCACCCCATGTTTGCTAAATCAGTTATGATATTGTGCCGAATGGTGTCCAAGTTCTCGCCCTTAGTCCGTCCGGTCAGATGGTCATAGGCAACTTGGTATTTATTGCATAGGCCACCAAGGTCTTTTGAAATAGTTGCGGCTCTTGGGTTTTCTGGGGTGGACAACGAAACGATCCCCTCAAGTCTGGACATTCGCTTTTCAACGTCGCCCACGCGATAGGTCAAAGCAGCCCAGACGCTTTCTCTTGGATCGTTTATCATGCCCCATTCCTTCTTAAGCCGATTTTGCTTTTTGTGGTTTCGACTAAAAGAGTTTGCAAGTCGGCGGCCTTGCTAAGTCCCGAGTACCTTTGCGAAGCGGCATGAACTAGATCCTCCGTTCGCTCCATAAACTCAAGTTTATCCATTTTCTGCATCTCTTCGGCCTTTGAATATTGAACTGGTGTCAGCCATTGAGCCAAAAAATTCCATCCCGCTTGAGGAAGCAATAGGCAGGCTGTTCTAATCGAATAACAGATGCCGTTCTTAGCGCAGAAGTTCTCAACTTGGATCTCGCGATCCGTATATTTACGCTCGTCCTTATCCCAAATCTTCCCGATCCCGCCAAGTTGCTGGACTATGGATAATGCGTCAAAGATCCACGCACCATGCTTCTCGATTAAACTTTGCTTGGTTATGCGATCATATTCCGACCGCTTTTGATCTGATCTTGTTTCTGGTTTCATAAAGTTATAGTCCTGCCTCGACAAGCCTTCGCTTGGCCTGTCTCCACTCGTCTTCGCTTGAGTAGCCTTGCACCATCCAACCTGGCTCTGACGCCTTGTCTGGCTGTGCCGTCGTAATTTTAATGTTCCCTTCGCACTTCATCAGCCAGTTCTGGATAAAGCGAAGAGTCATGCGTCGTTCCGGCCGTGTGGTCAGCCAAGCCTTCATTTTCGCCAGCTGATCTCGAACGTTAATGCCTCTGGCGTGATGCTCGTTTAGAAGTGCGTTAAGCCGAGTCTGGTCGGATGGGTTGCCCTTGAGATATAGGTCAAAACTATCAAACACTTTCTCAAGCCGTTCCTCGACCATGTGCTCCCTAGCCTTGGTTTTGCGACCCTCTTCGCGGATCATTCTTCGGCAGTAAGGAATCTTGCTATTTCCGTCCCGACTCCAAAGCTGGGAGGCCTCGATCTCGTCACGCATCTTAGTCAGCTGATCTTGAGTCAGCTTGTATCGCTCCATTAGATCCTCACTTCGCCACGGCCGGCCGTTGGGCTTAAGCAGGAAGCCTCGCCTCGGGCTTTCGTGCATGAGGATCACAAGCTCAAACCAGAACGCTCTGGTCTCCCATGAGAGGTTTGCCGTGTCGGCTCGCCAAGCTTTTGGGGAGAAGCGGATAAACACTTCCATTTATTGCTCACCCTTTTTCTCCAGTTCCTTTACCTTGTCGGCAAGCTCGCGCGTCAGTTGCCTAATTTCATGCTTTAGGTGTCCGTTCTCTAGGAACAGAGCCTCATTGGACTCGCGCATCTGGCGCAAGCCGACATGAAGAATAGCCTCTGCGGCGTTGGTAAAGGATAGGGGTGCGGGACGACCACTTAACATTTTGTGACCTTTGGAATTAGTAGTTTTGAGATTGAGATTTCGATCTTCGGAGGCTCACCCTGAGCAGAGTAAAATTTGGATGTCTCGCCAGCGCATACTTGGCCGTCATCTTTCCAGAATCCGGCATTCGTCAATGCGTCCATCAAAGGCTTGAGCATGTTGTCTCGATCTGGCCGTACTGGAGCAAATACCCGCTCCTTGCCCTTAACTGACTTGGGGCGAGAAAGAATAAAGGAGACATCAACACGGATTGGTCCCTCCAACGGCCTAGAAGGCCGCGAAGTTCTTGCCAAAGCCACAAGGAGATCCACGTACCCCTTGCTCCGCTTGTCCCTAAAAACCCTGCCACGACCAAACCGAAGTCCGGATTGGATGGTCTTAGGCTTTACCTCAAGGGTCAGTCGGATCGGAGAGTCTGGATTGCTGCTTTTAATTTCTGTTTCCATGTTCTCTTATGTCCTTTAATTCGAACTAATGCCTTGCCGTCGCCAACAGGGAAGATGTCTAGTGGCCCAGCATCGGCCGTCATTCCGATGGCAATTGGCCCCCAGAAATGGATGTAGGCGTACACCGCATTCCTCCAAAAGGCCTGTTGCTTGCGCTCTTGGCCGAGTTGGGTTTCCCGCTCTTGTCGCGATGTGGGGCGACTAGGCATCAGAGTAATCCCTCCTAACATTGACCTTCTTGGCTGTCTTGGCTGATTTGCGGAAGTTCTCAGCCGTGGGCGCACCATCCGCTCCAGTCTTCCTCATCTTCTCACCACTTCCACCCGCGATCCTTCGTCTCTTGGCTTGAATGTTTGCGTAAAGGCCTTTTTTCATCAAAAGTCCACTCCCACGGATTCCTTGGCCTTCGGACGCTCTTGAGGGATGAGAGGGGAGACGGCGAGGGAGAGGTAGGTCTGCCCAGCCTTTGACTTCTTGATCCATCCGGCCAGACGCCACTTCTCGGACATTACGGTGACAGTTCCGGTGTAGTCTGGCTGTTTCTCTGTCTGCTTCTTTTCGTTGCGGAACAAGACCCCGCTGTTGTCCTTGTCTTGATAGACTTGGGTTGCTGTATCATTCATTGGTTGTTTCCTTTTGTTGGTTGTTTGGTTTCCCACTGGGCTGGACGACCCCTGCGAGTATTCACCCAGCCCTTATTTTTTGCGTAAATTACGGTTTCATGAGCCACGCCGTAGCGAACAGCAATCTCCCCCTCAGTCATTCCTTGTTCGTAAAGCTTTCTCCATCCATCCCATCGCTTTGCCACAGATTTGGCGTCTCTGACATAGATGCCCTTGTCGCCATGCTGTTTGCACAGGCTTCGCACCTCCGCCATTTTGCCGGTTTCCTCGGCAAGCTTTTCGGTCAGCGTCTTGTACTGATCAAACTTCACCAAAAGATTTAGCATCTGGGCTTGTGTATTTGAAATTATGCTTCGTAGCCTTGCCACCTCGTCCATCAGAAGTACGGCCTGAGAGTCGGAAACCATCTCTCGAATTGCCTCTGGGCTAACTTCAACTTGTGGAAGGCCAATCATCGTAGGCTTGTTCTGTGGGACTATTCTGACGGATCTAAATCCAGATGATCTGCCCATATTTCTTTCAAAGGCCTTTAGTAAGCTCATCCAGCCCTCACTAGCTTCTGGATGGTGCGAATCTTGAGGCAGTCGCCCAAAACGGCCGATGTCTTGCCCTTAACCTCTTTGGCGTTGATGCCCTGCTTTTCCTTCAGAACTTTCTCCAGCTTCGTGATTGAAACGTCAGAGCAGACCATTGCAACGCCATGCCCAAACGCATCCGCAATACGACCCATCGCATCGGCAGGGTCATCTATGTAACGAATATCGCTTTCGGTGAGCTTCCAGCCTTGGATATCAACGCCGCTAGTTAGCAATTCTTTCGCTTTTTTCTTTATGAGATCCGCAACTTTTTCCGCGATAGATGCTGCCTCAAGAAGCTTTGGTAGATCCGCTACATCAATGATCTGGTAGTCGCTTGGTTGTTTGGCCAGCGCCAGACCCATACCTTGGCCCTCTGGGCAAACCGAGAGGCCGGTGCAGTACAGACAATGCATCCCAGCTGTCCTTGGAGCCATCGGCTGTGACGACCTTTCCAGCGCCGTCAGAATCTTTTCCTTCCAAAGCCTAATACTCTGTGCGTTCAAATGCCAAAGATCGTTGCCACCCCCCAGCTGGATAACCGCAGAGTAAACCTCCGTGAATCCGTAGCGATTGGCTGACATTACCGCCAATGCCGCAAGCTGTGCGTTATCTCTGGCCGGAACAATTATCTGGCCTGTTTTGTAATCCAGAACCAGTCCGATAGTATCATTCCCAATCTTTCCAGAGAAGATCACGTCTGGCTTGCCAGTCATTACAACCTTCTTCTTTTCTTCGAGAACCATCCTCATCTCGATCTGGCATACATTCACATCCGACCCGATCATCATTGAGAATTCCTTAATCACCTTGTCGGCTATCTCCTTGAGTTTATCGGCTACCCACAGCTGGTCTGGCGTTGCGTCGACCACCTTTTGACCTTCGAGAATCGAATGAATAATCGTGCCTTCGATTGCGGCCGATCCGGCCTCTGGCTTGGGGATATCCCTTGTCAGGGCAACTGACCCTGGGCAAGCGATTACCCGCTCAATTCCAGATGCAGACGGCAATCCTAGTCTTTCGTCACTCAATTTATCCCTCTTTCTCTTGGATGTGATCCCAAGCTGTTCTTGCGATAGAAACCCAGAAATCCCCAACTCCATGAACTTCTGCGCTTCTCTCGGCCTCTTGCTTGCTGATAAGGGTTGTGCTTGAGATAAACGCAACGGCCATGGCTTTTGCTGCATCGTCAAATGTTTTGCGATCTTCTGGGGTAAGGTCTCGAAGTTGTAAGGTTGTCATAGTTTCCTATACAGCGGTGTCATCCGAGCGTGACTACGCGGATCCTTCATTTTCACCCAATGTCCTGTCGGCACGATTAAGGCTCTTCCGATTGCGGTTCTCACGAAGGCTCCCCACGCATTGGGGTGCTTTGGCTCTGGAAGCTCCAGAAGCATGCGAAAGTCCTCTCCGGTTGCCTCATTAAAGTCCAGAGAGCGAAGGCGCGATATGGCCACGTCCATCCAGTCCTTGTTATTGTCGATCACCGAGGTGATGCCAGCGTCACGACGAAGCTCGCCCTCAAATAATGGAAGTTGCTCGGCGATGAAGATCATAGCCTTGCCTCCGCTCGGCGACTCGACTCAAAGGAACGCCAGATCTCAATCTTTGCTTGCGCTGCAACAAACTTCCAACGGAGCGTCTCTTCGGCCACAACGGCTTCCCTCAAGCCCTTTATGCAAACTAGATATCGCTCGTCGGCAAGTGCATCTCGACTCTGCTGGGCTACGGACGAATCCCCATTAATTTCCTTCATAAGGATGGCCTTGAGCGAATCCTTGTATTCCGAGACGTAGATCCTCTCGGCTTTTGCCTTCGCCATTTTTTCGGCGTTGGTCTGGATGAACTCAGCGGCCGCTACTGGATCAAGTTCACTCACGTAGTCTGTCCTTTAACCACAGCGCAAAGGCCGTGCATGCCACCAAAACCGCTAAAAGAAGCATTGCAAAACCAACGGCAAAGCCGACGTAAACAAGCTTTGCGACTAGGCTTGCTGGGATGTTTTCTATGAGGAAATTCATAGATCAAAACGGGACGGTGTTTCCGTCACCATCGGCATCATTCTTGCCCACGTAGGGGACATCGGACTTCTTGGTCTTAGATTTATTTAGTTCGTGTTCGGCCTTCCAATCGTCCAGAGCATTACGAAAATCTTGGGAGTCTGGATATTTTGGATTTACTTCAAAATTTGTGAACCACCACTCGAGCGACTTGGCGGGGATCTCGGAAAGCTTTTGCCCCTTCTTTGCTCCGATAGGGCAAACAAACTCTCCCCAATGCTTTCGTCCTTCGGTTACTACCCCAACAATCTTTGCATCAAACTGCTTCTGAACGGCCTTAACGATGTCGTTTGCCTCTACTCGAACTTCTAGCTTCGGGGCAGGGGATCGGTGGTTCTGTGCTGAATTGCCGTCATCGTCCTCGTCGGTTGCGATCCCGAGTAGAGCCGAAAGCCCATACCGACGAGCGTAGGTAATCCCAGATCCCCAAGCTTGTGGGCCATTGCTTCTGGCTGTGTCGCCGACAATGACGGGGGTGAATCCAGAAATAAACTGCCCCGACACATGAAGCAGGGTGGTTACGATGCCGAACTGCCCATCCTTAAACTCACCACCTTGAACCCACGATAGGCCGAATTCATGTATGACCGAAGCGGCCTCGTTGATTGCCTTTAGATCCGCATAGCTACTGCGGAAGTGGGGGTTGGTGGAATTTTTCTTTGCTGACGGCAACTTGGCTTGAGCCTTTACGAGACTAACCGCAAGTTGGTCGATTTGTTCTGATCTTTGCATGAGTCCTCCTTTGCTTTTTGTAGTTCGTGAGTGACGATGGTGATGAAGTTCCAGCGGGGTGATTTGCCGACTAGGAAATGAGCCACATTGCGTAGCTGTTTGCGGGCTGTGGGAATACTGACCTTCCATCGGCGCGCGATTTCTTCCGCCGTAAGAGGCGGGTGTAATAAAAGTTCGCTCACGAAGAAAACTCCGTGATTAAATCAGAATGTACTTCGGATTGTACTTGCAATCGCAAGTCGTTGTGTGACAATATACCGGTGCGGGAGGGATTCGAACCCTCGGTTCGCGACATGCGTAGAAATTTGTTAGTAATTAAAAGATTTACCCTGATTTGATTTGCTTTGGTATTAACTGTGTTCCACACTTTGTACAGGACTTGAGGAGTTGAAAGAGAAAGGAGTTTATGGCGAGTCTTTATAAGCGCAGCAATAGTCCCTACTGGTGGGTTTCTGTGAAGGAGTCCGACCAATGGGTTAAAAAGCGCACTGGATGGCGCTGGCGCAATCCGGTTGATACGGCCAAGGCAAAGGCCTTTGTCGCCGGTCAATCGCTTGCTGAGGGGCGTAATACCGAGCTTTCGATTGGTAATAGTTGGGTTGAGCCGGTTATCAGAAACCTTCCGATCTGTGAAAAGACTGTCACTCGCTATTTGGAAGAATGGAGATTCCTTGATCAGTTTATGACTGAACATCGAATCGCCCTTCATAACTTCGCGCCCCATGAAGCAGATCTATATATTGAATGGAGAACGTCAACAAGAAAATGTAGAATAAAAAATACATGCAAAAATACTGCTTTACAAGAATTAAAATTTCTGAAATTCATGCAAAAACAAGCGCGGCTCCGAGGGAGAATGATCGACCGACCAATGGATGATTATGTCATTCGTCTATCTCCACAAAAAAAGAAGCCTGCGCTTACCAATGAACAAATTTATAAAATGCGTGACGCACTTCAAAATTATCCAAGCTGGATGTCTGTCTGTTTTGAAATCGGACTGGCAACTGGGGCGAGACTCCAAGAATGCTCGATCCCATGCGACTGCATTAACCTCGAACACAGGACAATCACCTTTCCCAATCCAAAGGGCGGGGAGTCCAAGTCTTTCACTATTCCCATCCCGAAATCTATCTTGCCCCTGCTTACTGCAATCAAAGCCAGCGGAGCTGAGCGCACTTGCGACATCCCGCCTACAAAGGCTTCCTTCAAATGGAGAAAGTTTTTCGACCGGCTGGGGATGAAGGACGTGTGCTTTCATTGCCTGCGCGTCACCCGAGTAACCCGCATGAGAATAGCGGGAGTGCCAGCGCCAGATGCACGAAGGCTTGTGAACCACTCGAGCGAGCTAATTCACCGACTCTACGACCGGCATCAAGTTGAAGAGCTTCGCCAGTACGTGGATTGCGGTAGTATTCCCGCCTCCATTCATCAAAGTCCCCTTGAAAGACAACTCCCTCTATCAAGGGAAACCCTGGCAGCCTAATCATTCTCCTGACTCTCGAGTAACTCAGGCCATAGAACGCCTGAACTTCCCTTAAACTCATTGCCCTATTAGTATTGTACGAATGTTTACTCACGGAGACCAATAGAACTATAACAACCATATTAATTCAAGCGGTTGTTTCGGTGTTTAACACCTTTAACGATAGGTGGTTACCACCCAATACATCCTTGACTAACTCATTTTTATGACTAAAGAGATAGATGCCCAATCGCCGTCACCCTTCGAAAAGATTTATAGGAATATGGGGAACGATTAAAGTTTACGAGAAGTTGCAAGAGCTCGCCAAAAGGAAACGCATCAAGGTTTCGGCTTTGATCTGGAAAATATTATTGGATTTTGCAACCAAAAACCATAGCTAATTTGCTGACTTCGCAAACGACCGATTATAAGCCATCTCCTCAAGCGCGGCCGTTGTCAGATACTTCTCAACAAGGATCTGCATGTTGACCCACGAAGCATGAAGCTTATCTAGTAGCGACTCAACGTTCTCGCATGGGCTGACCTCAATGCTCCACTCCATGCCGTGGCCGGGAACTGTAATTAGCTTCGGCCAGTTCCACGGCCCTGCGGTATATGGGAACTTTCCTTGGTCTGCCCACTTTGCCCAGTCCTGCGGTAGCCAGTACATATGACCAGAAGCATCCCAACCAAGGTCGGAATGGCTGAAAACAAGCACGCTAGACCAGCATCCCGGCCATTCGGGCGGATCCAGAACAAACCCAACTGAGGCCATGTTATACAAAGGAAGATTGTCCAGCATCGCTATCGTCATAGCGTGGGCTGACTCCCATTCGTCTATCCGTGGATAGAGATCCGTGGCTGATCGAATCGTGAACTGCATTTGCGAGGACTAAGCTAAACAACGCTATCGTCAATTACCATCTACCCGAGACGCCCTCCAAATGCAGTTAGTTCGTCATGCACTTTGATTAAATTATCCCACTTGTTAAATCTCGGGCCTACCTCTGTTATTAAGGAGGTCGCACACTCTCCTTCGGGATCCTTGAGCGTGATTCTTGCCCCATAAAATCCTTGGCGAAGAGCTTTATTTATATACTGCGAATCAGCCCCATCAGCAGTCATTTGCCTCATCATAAGCCCCATGTCTGGCCTCCATCTGTCCGTATAGAAAACCCTGTAACCATGAAGGGTCTTGTAAAGACGATGTGGCTCTCCAATCGTCGGCCTCTGACCATCGAAGTCTCCGATTGGAAGATCCTTGCTCGTAATGCACCAATGCCTTCTAAGGAGCTTGATAACCATTCATGGCCAATACCATCTGGCGGCACACAGCAAACACGGAAGTTGTCGATGTGACATGCGGGGCATAGCACAAAGACGTGCTCACCCGTCGGCGAACTTTGCTCCGCAAAACAAGGCTGCGTCCCATCTCAGCCAAGCGCCGGCGGGTGGGTGCGATATACACAAAACTCCGAATCCAGCACTTACTCAAAAACCCAATGTGTAAAGTATGTCAGCGTAGCCCTTCGTCCCAGATCCACCACATGGCTGGAAGAGTTGGAGATAAGCTGAATGAAGTTAAGCATTTTCTTGCCGTGTGCTTTAATTGCCATCTGAAAATCCACGACAACCCCGCATGGGCTGTTGCAAAAAAGTACCTAGTGAGAACTGCCCCAGACAATGCTGGCCTGCCGTTATCCTCCTTCTGACCCGATGACTCGCGAGCTTGCTAAGCGTGGGTACTACTCCCGCTATACAACAGCGAGCTGGGGGGGGATTGTCCCAGAGGGAATGGTTGGATCCGACTTGCTTAAGCTGATCAAAGAGCTTGAGCCAGAATATAAAAAGATATCTCGAGGGGATCCCCTTGATGAATGCAGAAAAAGGGGAGCTTTAGAAGGCTATGAAACTGCCAGAGCAACCAGCTGACCAGCTTGAGCTTGTCCGCCGGCTCCGTGAAAGCATTGGATATACCCAATGGTATGTCCCGATGCTCGAAATGATGATCGCAAACCTCCACGAAGAGATGCTTGAGGAAAAAATCACCCCAGAAGAAAGAAACATACGATTCCACAAGTACTTGCTGGCGAGAACGCTTGCGCGAATGGTGGACAACCAAGAGGCAGCCCTAACAAGGCTGGCAAAGAAGTAATGGAAATTAAGACAACCGATATTGTCGTAGCATCACACAAGGAGACTCTTCGATGGGTCGAGATGTGGAAAGCCTTCAACAAGGTCACTCCAATCCTTCCTGGATGTAAATTTAAGATTTACAGAACTGGAGATCCGATGGAAGGGGCGACTATGCTGGTCAATAAAGGTCGAGAGGCCGGACAATGGTTGGCTCACATTGTTGAGAACTACGACAAGCTTGCGGATGTAACCCTGTTTGTCCAAGCAGACCTTGGTGCTTCCTTTGGGCAAAACCCAAATGAATGGCCACAAGACTTAAACGTTTTCAAGCGAATGCGTCTCCCCGTTGTTGATGGCGGGGGCTGTTGCGAGCTTGGGCCAATAGATGATTACAGCTACTACGGCTGGCCTTCTCTAAGCAGGGTTCGGGTCTCTGTCACGACGCCGGGCTTTGGGGAAAAACATAATCGTGGTTTTGGGCCGAACCTTGCCGCTTCTCCGGCCGACCCAGAGATAAAGCTATTATGGGGCGAGAAAACACCATCGTTGATTAACTGGTCTGCTGGAGGCATGGAATTCGGAGCGCAACACATGTTGACTCGAGGTTTCATCCGTCGCCTCCCCAAGGAGTATTACTCAAACATTTTGGATGCGGTAAGGAACTACGAACTTGCTCATTGGCTAGAGTTTGGGAAGTGGCCGGTAATTATTTACGATGTGTTCCGCCAAGGACCCCTGCGTGACCCTTCTCCAACTAAAGCCTGAAATCTGGGTTATGACCCCAAGGGGCGAGGGATTGGCCTTTCTTGTGGCGGATCCTGGCATGGATCACAACAAGGTCTTCACAGTCCTCCTCCAGGAGGGATCCATACTCGACTTTGATTTGAAGGATTGCCGGCGATGCGAAAACCCGACCTATGGCGTTCCGCCTCCCTCCATCCCAAAGCCTCACTACCCATAACGCGGACTCCAAGCGTTTAAGGGAATGATCGAAATACCCAGTTTCAGACATTCGAATCTGATGAAGAAAGAGAAGGAGCGTCACGAAAATGCCGTCTTTGAAATTGAGAAAGCCAAAAGGATCGAGTTGGGATCCCTCTTTGGAGTCCCAGATGAAGTGGTGCTGGGGGAGGATGAGAACGGCCATTGGGGATCTAAGTGGGATATAATCGACAAGCACTTTAAGAAGCTAGTTCAAGGCGAGGACGGCAAGCTTGTGTTCTCTACCGAAAGAGACGGATTTGTGGATCAGCAGATGCCTGTTGACGGAATTGTCTTTTATCACGGCAAGCCTCCAACCAAGAACCGATGCCATAAAGGATTCTCCGTAACCTTTGGGATATACCAAGCCCCCAACGGCCTTTGGATTGGTGAGGCCAAGAACTTTCGTTGCCCTTCCCAAGGCCACAACTTTGGCACGCACAGCTGGTTTAATTTCAAAACGGCTTTCATTAGCCAAGACGAGGCCTTCAGCCATTGCGTTGAGGAGGCGGTTCATTATCTAACTGGCCCAGTTGAGGTGGATTCGGATCCTCAACAAATCGAGGTCAACTGCCCAAACTGCGAGGCTTGGGTCAAAGCATACCTCGGCAAGAAGTGTGAAACCGAGATTGCTGTAAATACAGACGGCGAAACAGGCGTTCTGGGTCAGAAAATATGCCCTGTGTGCGAAGAAGAGCATACCTTTGATCCTAATTGGCCGAACAAGCTCTGGCGGCTTGAGACACCCGCAGAGGTTGAGGTAAGAATAGGGGAGGACTCTGAAAAGAGGGGCTTTGATGCCAAGTTTCAGCCTCTGGCCGATGAATTTGCTACAACTCTGCTCTCGATGGTCAAGGGCGCCAAGCAACTGGAGCTTGCCCTATGAGGGAGGGATCCAAGGTGGTTTGCGTAGATGCGGAGTTTCCGAGGGAAATCGTGAAGTTTTACACCGACCTCCCAAAGAAGGATGGCGTTTATACCATACGGACTATTGAGGTTGGCGTGGACTTGTCGGGTCAGGCCGGCGAAGTGGCCGTGACCCTAACCGAAATTGTGAACCCAGTCTCCAAAACGCCTCCACACCGAGAAAGAGGCTTCCGCCAGGATCGCTTCCGAGAGGTCGAGCCTCCGAAAGCCGACGCAGAGGAAGAGCGTCATCCAGTTGAGGAGCTGGCGTGAGCGGACGGCCGTTGTTTAAGGGTATGAAAATAACATTAACAGAAAGTCCCTTAACAATCGCACGCGAAGCCAAGTGGCGCAAGCGATGCGACAAATGGAGTTGGAATCTCAACCTTGCCGAGATTGCCAAGGAGTTGATCGACGCAGGACTCGAGAACAACACGGCAGAGTTCAAGACTTTAGAGAAAGTCTTTAACGAATACTTCGGCGGTAAGGGTGGTATCGGTGTCGACAAGGACGGCATACCAGTGACCCCCACAATGGAAGCCATCGGGTACATTCTTGAGAACTTCAAATAAAAAAGAGCAAAATGAAAAATAAAAACCGCACTAAAAAGCAATTCAAGCCTGACTGGAAGGAAATCAAGGGAAGGCCAGAAATGAAAAAACTGGCTAAAAATCTTCTCAAGATGGGCTGGGTGCTGAAATGAGCGACAAAATGTCATTCTATTCGGATCCACATTCTGGTGACTGGGGCTTCGATCATTTGGGTGTCCTCCACAAGGCGATCTGTGCCGACATCGTGAAGAACCCAGATGGAAGTTGCGAGGAGGAATACGGCCTCGTCTTTAAGTGCAGAGACGGAAAGATTCGCACCGCTTGGATTATGTGTGACCCAGAAGGCAACGGAGCGGGGCATCTCGACATCGTTGCGCAGGAGGCCAAATGACCAGTATTAAATTCGAAATCACTTGGGAAGATGTCAAGGATGTCGCAAGTCAGCGGAGGGATGAAGCCCTAACCAAGAAACAGGCTTGCGAATTGCTGGCAGATATTGAGGACGGAGTGCGTGGCTGGTTTAACGAAACCAAGGGAGACGCAATCTGCGATTCGTCGGATTTTGTTGGAGGCAAATGAAATATCCATTCATCCTCATAATCGGACGGCTCTCAGACGAGGAAAACACGCTGGCCGTTTACCAAGACACCACATCAGAGATGGCTCGGAAAGCCTTCCACAAACAGCTTTGCGACATCTGGGAAGATCGCTCGGCAAAAAAGGATCTCATCATTGAGGCCGTCATCGCCTCCAATGAGCCTCCAAATGTCTTGGATAGCGACACAATGATCAAAACAAGTTTCTAGCGATATGCCTTGAATAACGACTTCTCTTATTAAAGAACGGCGGACTTGTTTTGTTGAAGGGTATGAAAACAAAAACATCTACCCAAAACGAAAGAGGGCCAGACTTGTCTGAACGCCTTCTGGCCTTCACCTCTGGTATGATTGGATTGTCGGCCTCCCTCCCCACAGATCGGGCTGGTAGCCACTTGGCCGAGCAACTCCTCCGAACCTCCACCGCTGCTTACTTCCGCCACGGCGAAGCCGAGGGGTCTCCCTCCGCCAAGGACTTTACGGAAAAGTTCCGTGCGTGTCTGGTCGAATTGAGGACAGCTCGCCGAGCCTTGCAACTGCTGGACAAAACAAGCCTCCCTTGCGGCGGTTTGAATGGGGGTCGGTTAAGCCTCCCTTGCGATGGCCAAGCGGTTCGCACCCTGCTTGAAGATGTAGACCTCCTTATCCGCATTTTCTTCTCCTCCATCCGAACGCTTGAAGGGAGTGCAACGAAATGAGCGTGGTTCTTTTTCAAAGCTCAATCAAATGTTCCGACTGCGGGGAGGAGTTCACCCCCGAACAGATGCGGAAAGACGAGGTTCGCATCCACAAAATGCGGGACGGCCAACTCCTCTGTGAGTGCTGTCATGAGGATTACATGGAAAAGTTCTGTTCGTGCGAGGAGGACTAAATGGAGAATAAAGCTACGAAACTATGGGATAAACTTGGGAACATCCCTACTGGTGACGATGATTGCATTGAGTTGCCGTTTGAGCATTTCAAAGCAGGAACACATCGTGAGGAGATTTGGCATTGGTTCGAGGCCACCTTCAAGGTTCGAGTGTATGACCTTCAAGGAAAATCGAGCGTATAAATGGACATCCGAACCGAGTACCGACAAAAGCCAATTCCCTGGCGTTGCTTTGATTGGGAAGCCTTCGACTACGACACCTTGGACGAAGATTCAAAAACTGGCTTTGGAGCAACCGAGGCGGAGGCCATTGAGTCCCTGCTCCTCCAAGTGGCGGATCTTGAAATTCAACTGGTGACAGCGGACTGACGAAGTTAAAGGGCATAATGAGTTCACACCGATGGATCGCCGAAGAAGTCGAAGACAACGGAGAACGCAGTTTTGTGGTCTATGACCACGACAGAGAGGACTCCCCAGTATCCGACTTCCAAATGTATGACCGATACGAAACGATGGAAGAAGCGGTGAAGGCTTGCCAAGCCTACTACTGGGACTTCTACAAATGGAACAATCTCAAGCCCCTCCAACCGGCGGACGCTCAGGGTTTAAGGGTATGAGAAAATCCCACAACTATCCCGCAAGAGAATGGTCTATGGCCACCATCCGAGGACTTTGCGATGATGTAGAGCGTCACACGGAATCAGTAGATCAAATGGATTTACTGGTTTCCGTCCTCGCTCACCTCGTCAAGGACTCACAACACCGAGCAACTCCCGACCAGAAATGGCGTTGGGAATATGAAATCCACGCACCCGACCTTTCTCTGTTGGCTGACACATTCCAACTCCTTGCCGACTATGCGGGAGAGTGCGATAGGCAAAAGACATTCGACTCGACCAAGGTTATGACAACGCTTGAAACCCTCCACGATTGCCTAGCGAAGAAAACAATCAAAGCCGTGGGGAGGGCGTAATGGGCTTTAGGGTAACATCCCCAGACGGCTTTGATCTTGAGATGGGCAAAACCTACAAGACAAAGGAACAAGCCAAGAAGGCATTTACTAAGTGGGTCAAGAGGTACGAGGCACAAGGACACTACACAACTGGACGATGGGAACGGATACCATTGGCTGAGATAGCTGACCATTGCACGATTTATGATTGCCGTCGCCGACTGGCATCATCGTCGATAGCAGAGGCGGACAACCTAAGTTCAAGATAAGATTTATGAAAACAAAAACACCAAGACTAAAGACGGAAACCCTTCCCGAAACCCAGTCCCCACTTCGCCTCCTCGCCAGTGCCTTGCATCACTTCGGGGTTGCGAATATGGAAGCGGATTTCTCTGGAGCTGGCGACTCTGGCGAAATCAACGACATTCGCTTCTACAAGGTCGCTTCTGGCATAACATCTTCCGAGATTGATAGCAAAGACATCCCAGACAACCTCCACGAAGAGGCTCGTCAGATTGCCAACACGATCATCGCCAAGCTCTCTGGGGATTGGTGGAACAATGACGGCGGATATGGCTCTGTCGAAGTGGACTTCGTGAACGGCAAGGTGAACCTTGAGGGCAACTACTACGAGATGCGTGTGGCCGACACCGAGACAATGGAAATGAACCTAGAGCTGGAAGGGAGGGATGAATGAATCCCTATCACCACGCTCTCTCCTCCTCCAAGAAGTTCGGCGGCCTCCCCGAAGATTACCAGCCCATCCACGATTGGTTCGATGAGTCCAAGATGATGTACGCCAACTTCCGCCATCGTGCCTTACGGCATCACGCCGAGGGTTGCTATATGGCGGAGAGAATCTTCGGCCATACCATCACCACCTCCAACGGCAAAAAGATTCCGACCAGATGGGTTGCCGAACAGCACATCTTGGAAGATATGGGCTTCATCCCTTCGATGCAGGATTGGCTCTCCAACATCTCTGCCCAAGAATGGATGAGGCCGAGGTTTGATAAGGCAGACCAACCCGCCACGCTCAAGACGACCAAGTTGGAGGTCAGTTTCAAGGATGAGTGGAGAAATAAGAACTGGCCGATGGCGGACGCATAAAGTTGAAGTGGTATGATCGACCTATCCAAAGTCCAATCGAAGGCCAACAAAACCAAGTCGGCCAAAACCGAGAAGCTATCCATCCCCGCCACCCCCGAACTGGTGGACTCCTTTGCCGAGGCCAAGGTATCCTATGCCTCTGCCGAAGGGGCGTTTGAGGTTGCCAAACAGCAACTCCTCGCCGAGGTGACTCTGCCGTGGTTCAAGACCATCGCCGACCTTGCCAATGCGAACCAAGAAGTGCCGTCCTCTGGGGTTCTGCTTGGAAACTCCAAGGTTTGCCGTTTGACGATGACCAAGCGGTATCCAGTTATCGAAACTGCTCCCAGCGGATTGGAGCAACACTTCCGCCAAGCGTTCACATTCAAAATTGACGGCTCGAAGTTGCCTCCCGCTACTGCCCAAGAGTTCGTCAATCGTTTGACCGAGCTTCTGCCGTTGGCTGGCGAGGCCGTGGACATTAAAATCGGTGTTACTCCGACTCCCAGCTTCCACACCGAGCGAGCGAAACTCCTTACCCCAGATGGCAACATCGAGTTTCAGAGAATCTGCCCTGCCGTTATTTATGTCGCTTAAAACCGAAGCCGTGCCGTTGCAGTTCTACCCTGCACGGCCAACCAACTGGCCTAACTCTCGGAATGTTCTTCCCGCAAAAGGTTGGGCGTGTGAGCCAAAGATTAACGGCTGGCGAATCATCATAGACACCGAGCTTGGCCAAGTTTGGAACAGACACGGCAAAATCTTTTCTCACTCCGCCAAGGTTCTGGATATTCTTTCCCCGCTTCTTCTGACTTGGAACGCATCCCGCTTCTTGGATGGTGAGTTCCTCGGACTCCGCACCAAGTTCGGGAAAGATTCTGTCGTTCTGTTTGATTCAATGGACTTGAACGACTCGACTTCTTACGACATTCGCAAGACCCGCCTTATGGATGCAATCGGTGAGAATCCCTTGCAAATGTTTGACTGGGTTAAGGGGCTGTCTCCAATCAGTTATTTGCCCGATTGCTCTGGCTCTCCAACCTCTGCCAACTCCAAATGGATGGAGGAGTTTAATAAAAAAGTGGGCGAGGATTTCTTTGAGGGTTGGGTTTTCAAAGATCGTGGGGCGTATCCGTGGCAACGCACCGCAACCGCTCACTCCGCTCAATGGATTAAAGACCGCTACATCGTCCCAAGGGGTGACGGACTTTGAATGTTTAATGATATGACAACCACAACTCAAAGAAAAACATTCGCACGGCTTATATCTTCGCAAGCCGTCTCCGAATATCTAACCGAAGCGAAGCGGGTCAATTACAGAATCGCAAAAGACTCCGACTCTTTTGCGGTTTGGACTGATGAGTGCGAAAATCACCCTGCTGGCGAGTTGGTTTTCAAGGGACTCAAAAAAGACAGCAACACTTGGATTGTCGGTTTTAATACCGCCTACTGGCAGGAGGACAAATGAACCAGACAAACATTCAAAACGCCGTTGCTTTGGCATCCGAAAAAACCTCTGGGTTTGATGAACTTCGTCAAGCCGTTCTCCTTTTGGGAATGGAACTTAACAAGCTCCAAGGAATCAAGCAGATCGAGCAAGATCGGTTTGATTGGGAGATGGCCGAGTATTATGCCCAGATTGCGGACTAACTCTGTTTAACTTTATGACTACAACCATAGACCTAATCCGACACACCGACCAGATACGAAACCTTAACGACTCCTTCCGCCGTGGTTTTCATTACGGCGATAAGCTGGGGCGAGTTGTTATGACAAGGGGAGTTCAGTTCTTAATTAAGGACAACATCCAGCGGGGGTTTGTACTCGATCAAGAATTGGTGGACAAGGTGCAATCCTTCGACTCCTTCGATGAGGCCAACGATCCGCACGGCGAACACGATTTCTTTGCCTTCGACTTCCGTGGCAAAAAGCTGTTTGCAAAGATCGACTACTACGACACCACCTACGAATTCGGCTCACCGAATCCTGCCGACCCTTTGCAGACTCGCCGAGTTCTCACCATTATGCTCTCGGAGGAGTATTGAAAATGGAGTTCGTTGCCTTGTTCGTTATCTTCAGCGTCTCCGTGCTTCTGATCTGGCTCGCAACTCGATGACCTACTTCGCTTAAACTTGCCAACACCCAGAAGGTAAATCAGCAAGTGTCATACGCTGGCTTGGCGTGAGCAATAAAACCAAGCCACTTTTTACGGACGGCGGGAGTTGAATGGTATGACAACCTACAAATTGAATCCATACGCAGACATAAACGGCACTTCCAAAGTTGCCACACTCAACACAACCTTCGGCCAACTGCTGGCAGTTTTCGGGATGCCCGAAGAATCAGACGGCCACAAGTCCAGCGGAGATTGGCTTTTCAGTTCGGACAATGGCGATGTTTTCACCATCTACGACTGGAAGGCCACGAATCTCTATGATTCCAGCTTGCCCAGCGTGGAGAAGTTCCGCAGTTCGCCCGACCTCGTTGCGTTTTCGGTGGGCGGTCAGAGTGATGCTTCCGAGTTTCTGTCTTGGGTATCGTTCAAGCTGAACGAAGAAGCCGAGCCAGTCCCAAGCATTACGGCCAGTTGGCGGACGCTTGCGGTTTAATGGTATGACAACACAAATGATTCAAGCCCAAATCGGAGGGGCAGAAGTCTCCGACACTCTCTATATGCTATTTGTAGCACCTTGGAAGTGCCAGATCAGCAGGGAGCAGATTGAGCAGATGGAGGCGGAGGAGTGCGAGCCGTTGGTGGACTAAATGAAAATCAACAAAATCAAAACCGAAGCCTTGGAGAAATTGGAAGCCGAAGTGGGGCAGACTCAAAAGGACTCTGCTTACTTCCAGCACATCACCGAAGAACTCGAAAGGAGAGCCAGCAAATGAAAGACCGCAGTTTTAGCGAAATGTTGCAAGCCAGAATTGACCAGATCAACCGCCGACAAGAGCGGAACAGAAAAGCCGTGATGGAAGCAGTTGCAAGGATTGAAACGGCCAAAGCGGTGGAGGCATCGAGCCAGAGCCATTGGCCAGCCATCCGATTGTCAGCCTTGTGTGCCAAGTAAAGAAAGGAGGAGCTTAT